TTGCTTGAGGTACGGTCACATCGGTACCCGTAGCAGACACTGAAGCCGTAAACGGCGACAGGTTGTACGTGTAGATTTGAGTCGTACGTCCAGCAGACTTAGGAATCTGGCGCTCTGCGCACAAACCCTGGAAACCAAGGTGAGCGAACAGTGCACGGACGGCCAAACGGTCATAGAAGACCGCCTGGGTTGAAGGGAGTGGTGCAGATTTGTTACGTGTTTAGATTTGACCGCGAAGATTTAAGGCGCGCATCTTGAGATACAACTTCTCTCTTTTAGATGGACTAGAAGCCCGCCCCATAGCTATAAACTTCTGCGCTATGATGGCCTGCTTCCGCTTTGCTTGAAGAAAGGGCGTGATATTATCAAGAACACTAGTTAGATGTTCCCGAGAAGTGGTCCGCCAGTTGTACGCAGTTTTGCACCGCGCACGCTTTCTGCCTTTGGAAACCCGTCGTCCTTCGGCATGCTTGGAAAGCCACCGAATGATGGACAGATTTGTATTGGTGATAGTCAACTCTAGATTGTATTGAACGTGCGTTCTATGTATTTTACCGCGCTTGTCAACAGGATGGTTTTTAGAAATGCAGATACAACCTTCCCCGTCAACCAGCCCAGCAACATACGCGCTATGTGATGCGTTCATTTTTCAATCTCCTATATCAACCTAATTGTATCACACTCTTACATCTAGTGTCAAGGACAATCTGCTGGTATAAGTAACAAGGTCAGGGCATTTCTGCCTGACTCATACGGTTTCTATTCCCGTATGCTCGGACTGTCGCATTACCCCGAGGGGTATTCTCTCGCTCAGTCTCTACTGGTGCTTTCGCTTCCAGTCTGTTCCCGTTTCAGGGTTCAGCTTAATCAGAGAGAATTCATGACCGCGCCTTTCAGCGCAGCAGGCCCGAAATTGAGCCGATAACAAAGGAAGCTGAATTATTTCCAACAGCCATTTGTCACCTTCACATTTTTACAGGGAGAAACGCCTTCAGGCGTTCGCCCCCTCTTGGCTAATGCTGAACAGGATTAAGCCGAAGCAGTCTGTCTGTACCAATCAATCAGATTAGTATTGGCGATTCACGGGCTTGTTTAGGGCACGCGCTTTTTTAGCCAGTTCAGACAACGGCAACGCTTTTAGTTCCGCTACTGAGGGTTCGCTCGAAATGTTGCCTTCCTCGGTTAGCTCAAGTTCGGTGCTTCCACCGGACGTTGAAAAACCAGGCACCAAGCCAGTCGACCCCCTCTTTCGTAGTTGTGGCTCCGGGGCGGGCGCGGCTGCGGGCGCTGTTGATACAGCGGCGGCAGGCGTCGGCACTGGAGATGAATCCTCATCTTCCAGCGAGTCCACAATTACGGTCGGTACTTCTACTTCAAAACCGGGTCTAGCGTCCAGCTCTTCACTGGCAACTAGCTCCTCATACGCACGCACAAGATTCTTGTACGTGATGACTGCTTTCTTCTCATTCAGAAGGTCCAAAATCTTCTGAGAGTTTTCAGCAGTCGGATAAAATTCGGGATAATCTTCCTTGAAAGACACAGATGCCTGGGCAGCGATAGCGTTGACCAATTCCTTCTTTGCTTCCACTGGCATTTTGTCGTAGACTTCCTGCGACACAGGCACTTGGTACGTGTGCTCGTATTGGTCGCCCAGCTTTTGCTGACGAACCGTGTCGCGAACCTTCATCGTCGCGTTGCCCTTGCCTTCGAGCAACTTGACCATCAGGCCGTTCTTGGTCGAAGCAACGAAGCGTTCCGTGCCCGCACCAACTTTGTAAGTGATTTCGGCCACCCACTCGCCATTCTTCTGAGAAATCTCGCCAACGAAATTCTTGGTTTCGATACGCTCGCCGCGCTCGTTACGGTTCGTAGACTGAGGCGGGGGAGCTACCGGAGCTTGACGTTGCTCTTGGGCGGTTCGGGTGACGGTCGGCTGCTGCGTCTGCACAGGAGCTGTTCTGGTCGCCGGGACCGGAGCCGCGACTTGCGGAGTAGGAATAACAGGTGCCTGCCCGTTTGTGTTCAGGATGGCATCCGATGCTTGCTGCGCTAGCGCTTTCTGGTCAGCGACGGAAAGACCCGCCAACTGGGCGTTGCGGAAGGCGTCGCGGCGCGCTTGATTTGCGGCCTTGATGACTTCGCTGCCTGGCGCTTGCCCGGCTGCCAACATTGCAGCGCGCGCTTGCTCCACGGTCAACTGTTGCTTGTTCTGACCAAACTTCAACACTTTTTCTACTTTCTGGAATCCAGCCATTTGCAATTCTCCTTTTGTCACCAATCCCGGCGACTTGGGTCGTTAATCTCGGACGAGAACGGGACGCTGTACGGATGCGGCGCTCTCGACTGTATTGCGCATAAAATCAAATGTGAACTTCGTACTGATGCGAGCTTGACGCAGTTGCGCGATTCTATTTTGCTCGACACCGGAATAGTTTAACTCTGCCTCGCGGGCAAAGTTGGCTTGCTCTTCTGCCAATCTAACAAGGGCCTTGAATTGTTCCATCAAAGCCAAGGTCTTGATGAGCTGAGCGGTTTCGTATTCCTTCATCGCGCTTGCGTATTCTTCTTGCGAGAAAGTTTCCGAGGTGCCTGAGTCGTCTGAATAAAGAGCATCTTCGATGTCGATGCCAATCTGTTCGGTCGACTCTACTACGATGCCGTCAATGAAACGTCGAGCCATGAACTACTCCCCAAGAAGTCCGCCTGACAACTCGGTGCCTTCTTCCTTTTCCTGTTGACGCTCCAGAGACTTCACGAGAATAGCCTGGCTCGCGCCATCAAGCGCGGACGAACTGTTCTGTTCCATTGTCTGTGCGTGCTCTTGTGCTGAAAGCTTCGAAGCGCTGTCGTGCATCTGGGCCAAGCGTGCCTGCGTCGCCTTCATGTCAATCATCTTCGGATTGTTCTGAGCTGCTGCTTGCTTGTCCTGGTCCGTCATGTCAATAATCATGTCGTCTTCGCCGTCCCATCCGCCTGAAACTTCCACGCGGCGGGTGTACTCCAGCCAGTTAACTTTCTTATTGATTGATGCCAAACCTGTGTTGACAGCAGGAGACATGAGAATCTGACCCTGGAGCGGCAACGATTGAATCATGCGCGCCTTCGCGGCAAGGTTCGAACCAGCCAGCATCTTGAATTCGATATCGGAATTGTTGGTCATATCGAGCAACAAGTCGCCCTTGTGGTCTTGCTGCATGGCCTGCCATACAGAGCGTCCAACAATTTCACGCATCTTCGCTGGCGGCAACCACATACGGTCCATCTTCAAAAACGAGTACAGCACGGGAATCAAAACCTGCAAAGCGCATACGTCCACGAAACTCTGGATACGATTGGTCGAAGCGCTCGATACTGCTGATGCTCCCGCAGCGGTACGCATGCCTGTGCCCTTGCCTGCGCTGCTCTGACCACCTTGGACAGTGATAGAGTTTGCGCCTGTGGTCTTCTCGGCGTCCGCGACCAGCACATCTTCTTCCTTGTACGTTTCAGGAAGGACAGGCTGCTTCACAAGCGGCTCGAAGTTCTCCATGCTCGAAACTTTGAACACAGCGCCAGGATACGACTTGATGGGCTGCGCGGCGATGTTGTCACCCTTCAAAACCTTCCACATGTTTTGCATGTTGAGGTTGATAGAGTCCATACGCTTGTTGCGCAGTCCCTGAATGTGAGTCTGTACGCCGCCGATGCGACGCGGGATGCCGTACGAGTAGAACGTGCCCGGAACGTCGTCCCAGAAGCAGGACACGAACGGGATGACCCCAAACGGGTTGCCCATGTTGCGGATAATTAGTTTGCGCTGCAACACTACGATGCACGTGTCAGCAGTCCAGTATTCCAGAACCTCAAGCTTGTGGTCCATCGGGTCTGGGCTGGCGTCCATGTAACGCGGAAGCGCGCGGTGTCCCTGTGTGGGATATGATGTGCCTTCAGATTCCATCACAGACGAAGGGGCTTGTTCGTTCGGAGGCTCTGCCAATCTCTTCAAATCGGCTTCCGAAGGAATCATGTACCCTTCGAAGTCGCGTAGACGGTTCAAGTCGCGCAGGGTCAAGTAGTCGCGGTAAACGACGTACATGGCTTCGCGAACATCTGGTGAGCGCAAGTCTGGGCTCACCAAAAGATGGTTGATTTCAACGCGCTTGAGATACGGCTGTGCGATAAGTTCGACACTGTCGTACTCTACCAACTCGTCTGACTCTACCGTGTCGATGATGGTCGGAGGCTGACCAGGAATCGGGCTCGGAATTGACGACGGCTGAACGGCGCGCTTGTAGCGTGTGATTTTCTTTTCGTAGGACTCAAATCCAAACTTGCCCAAGCCCGTGCCGAAAATCAATGCGTCCTTCATAATCAAACGGCAAGTTGCCTTGACGTTGGCCTGACGCAATTGATTTGACAAAATACTTTCCCAACCACGCGCAACTTGGCGAGGCGTGCCTTCATTGGGCTCGGTCGCAAACGGAGTCAGCTCGGGGAACAGCGCGGGCAAAGCCTGGTCCATGATAGAACTTACGTGCTGTTGACACAACGGGAACGAATTGTTTGAGCGAGGCACACGCGTGTCGCGCCAATACTGCTGGCGGTTCGGTGCATCATAGAGCTGCTTCGCAACGCGCCATTCCGACAACCACAGACGCGCCATGAGAAACTTTTCGGCACGCTCCGTCGCCTGGATAACCAGCGATAGAGCAGAATCTTCGGTTTTGACTTTGCCACCCTGGAGACTGAAATCCTCAGTCTTCTGGTTCAGCGGCATAGCGGTCGTATTTGGCTGCGGGAGAATCATTCAATCCTCTATGCAAAGAAGTGGGTGGTATCTTGGTCCAGGTATTGCGTGTCTGCGTTCGACTCGTCCGCGTGCGGGTCGTACGCTTCCGCTTTAGGAGGCTCGGGCTCCCAGGATAGAATGGGGCCTTCGGACTGCATCACGTTGACGACATCAAGATTTATCAAATCACGATAGTGCTTCCAAACTTGAGCGATGCAATCAGGGCCGTCATCCTTGCGACGCTTTGCGTCGACGGACCACTTTTCGAACTGCGCTCGAATTTCGTCGTAGTGATTCATGTCCTTGCTCAGGAACACGAAGCCGGGTTCAAGTTTCTTTGTTACCTTGTTGATTGGTCCGGTCATCGCGCTTGCGAGCATCGCGATGTTCACGTTTTTCAGATTGCCTACTGCGCCTTGACCTTTTTGGGGCAAGATGAAATTCAGAGGCATGATGTCGAAGTCCAGCTTCTTTGCTGCTTCGATTACATAGCCCTCAATGTTTCGGACGCCCACCGCGTCTTCCGCGCTGTGGCCGATGATGGGGCCGATTGCCATTGCCTGCATGTACAGATTCACTATCGCGGCAACCATGTCCTTGCCTTTCGAGAAGCGTGTCATCGTGGTCTGCACGACAAAAGCTTTTTGCGTACTCTTCTGGAAAAGAACAACCACACCGCAAGAATAATCAACTTCACCAATTTCTCTGCGTTTGCTCCACACCGAACCCATATCCCAGTGGATAGCGACTGCGCGGTCGTGAATCGGAATCTTCAACCACTCCGCACGTTCGACCGATTGCAGGTTCATCACTTCTTCTGTAAAAGCCTTTGGCATTTCCAGAGAAGCGTCGAGCAGATATTGCTTGTAGAAATCTTCACGGTTCTTGTGGTAAATCTTGAACAAGAAACGTGCACTAAGTTTCTCAGGCCAGGTCAAATCGACATCAGCGGCGGTCAGAATACCGTTCTTCTCGCGCTCTTTGCGTGCATCAACTTCGGCTACCGAACCATCAGCGCGCAACGTCCATGCAGGCAAGACAAACAACTTGCAAGTTTGTTCACCGGATTTCTCAAAATCCTCTTGGCTCTTCTTAACGATGTACGCGGGCAAATCTTCTTCGTGCCATTTAGTGCCCAAGAAGATACGCTTAGACATTCCCGGCTCGACTAGCTCGTCTGTTTCGTCGTAAGACCCGTGAGTCTTTTCGCAATTTTCAAGGTTGTTCGAATTTTGCTCGTTTGTCGCGTCGTCCAACAGAACAAAGTCGCCGTGCCATCCAGCCTTGACTGAATCGAAGCTGGCCACTGCCAGGGTCGGGTCGCGATAATCAATTTCGGGGTCGCGGCGCGGAGTTGTGAACTCTTCTGCCGTGATGTTCGAATCATCTATCGCCCAGTCTGGGAACATGAAGCGAACGACTGCGTTCGTCAGAAACGGCTTGCGGGCAATATCAAGAATGCTTTGCGACTTGTCAATCTTTCCCGAGATAATGAGCGCGCGCAAATCCGGCGCACACAAAATTGCTTGGGTCAGCCAGGCCGCACCAATCGTGGACTTCAACATCCCACGCGAAGCGAGGATAACGTGTTCTTCGAACGCGCTCCACTCTTCGACTGGCTTGTCTGGGTCACACTTCGGAAAAGCGTCGATGATGCGACCGTGAACTTTCTCGACCAGGGTCGGGAACTTCTTGGCGTTCGAAGGACGAAGAACGCAGTTCGCCAGAAAGCGCAAACTGTGTGTCATCGCAAATCTAACCGCATCTTGCGCGGTAGTCGACATCGACTGGACGGTTTCAATGCTCAGACGAATCTGCATGCCTGGGTCATTGAGATTGTAGATGTCCATTCTATGCCTCTAGGTGTTCTTCACCTTTGACAGCGTGTTCGCCTTTGGCTGGCGTGTTGCCGCCATCTTGGCGAGTCTGTTCCTTTGCTGGAGTTGGCTTGGTGTTGCCGCCCCACTTGTGCTTGCCAGCAGCGCCGCGAGCTTCGAACACCTTGCGATATTCTGACTGTCGTCCACTTGCCGGAATTACTGTTTCGCCTGCCTGAAGATAGTGAGGGCCATCTTGCTTGACTACGCCACCGTCGTGCATAACGGGCATGGTCTTGTCCATCTCTTCTTGTCCTACTTGACGATTGGTATCGGCTACCGAACCAGAATGCTTCGCAGCTTCTGCAATGCCTTTGTTCGCTGTCGCCATCATTCCGTCGCCGCCAGCCTTCGCTGTGTTTGTCGGCTTCGGAGCGTTGACGCCAGTGGTGGAACCTGCTGCCTTGGCCATAGAGCTTGGGAAAGCCTTGTTGGCGTTCGACAGGATATTCTTCGCTGTTGAAACTGGGTCGCCTTGCTGTGCCATTTTAGGCTCCTGGTGTCGGCTGCTGAGGTGCGCCGCCTGCTGCTGGAGCGTTCGGGTCAGGCTGTGCGCCTGCATCCGGTGCGCCGCCCTGGGGCATTGCGCCAGCGTCTGGTGCCGCTGCGTTCGCGTCGCCAACGTGTTGTTCTAGCCCGTCGTGCGCGCCGTCAAGGTCTGGTGAAGTATAGCTGGCCATTTCCTTACCCGCCGCGTCCGTGTGACGTGAGGTGTGCGTACCATCTTCGTGGTGCTCGATGTGGGTGTGCTTCGGCTTCTTTTTCTTGCCGCCTGGCTGACGCTGTTCGCGCGGCTCAGTCTTCTGCTTCGGCTCGGACTTCATCTTTGGTCCGTTATCCTTGGACAGAATTGGAGCGGCGGTTGCCTGGGCTCCTGCTGTTGGGTCTTGCATGGGCATGTCTGCCATTGTATTTCCCTCGTTCAAGATTGGTTGTTCAGGCGGGCAGGATTAGTGCCCGCGCTTGAACGGAGACTTAGAAGCGCTTTGAAGCGCTGATGCGCTCGGCCTTCTTGGAGTCATGTGTTTCCTTGGCGTTGTTGACCGGGGTGTTGCCGTCGCCGTTGTCGTTACGGGTTGGCTGCATCGGGCCGCTCACGGTGTCATCGAAGCGTGACTTTGCCGTTACACGCTCAGCCTTCTTGCAGTCATGCTTCTCGCCGCCGACAGGAGTGTTGCCACCGCCGTCCTTACCATCGCGACCTGTATTCTTCGCTGTTGGCATCGGGTCTTTTGAATCGCGCTTGCTGTACATGTGATTGTCCTTCTTACTGAATTTTACTGCTAATGCGCCACTCCCTCGCGGGCAGTAGTAGGAATCTTTTTATGTGAGCCAAATCCAAAGTACGCCGCTGGAAATTTGGTTCACCGTGAAATCGCGCCAACGCTTCGGCTTGGCCGTCCAATCCCAAATCTGAGATTGACCAGCAACTTCGCAGGTGCCCTGCAAAAGGTTGAAAGCGTTTTGGTCTTCGATTGAGAAAGTGTCGGTGGTCGCAGTGACCGGGCTCTTCCATTCAATCTTTTCAATTCGCAAATCGTAGAAAGTTCCGTTCGATGCTGCGATTTGAGCCTTCCATGATGTGAGCATCGCGGTGTCGATACGGATTGGATTGTTTGTGAGAAGGTTTGCCATTGTGTGTCCCTAAAATTTAGTGTCTTACGCCGCGCAGACCATTGTTCAGTCCGATGCCAAGCCATGACTCGTTACCGCCACCACCAGCAGATGCTTGGTAGAATGCCGCGATACCCGCGCCACCTGATTGCGTTATCAGCAAACCCCATCCGGCTGTCGCACTGTTGCCTGCGGCTGTGCCATACTCAAAAGCGTTGAATACTACCGTTCCGCTCGACCCTGCGGTTTCTCCAATCGTGAAACCAGAACCCGCAGTAAGGCTGGTTAATGTTTCCGCAGCGTTTAGTCCAAGCCATCCAATGAGAAAGTCACCACTCATCGTTACAATCGACGGGCTAACAGGAGAAGTTGTGGTAGAGAAAGCCGCAGAGTTTGCGTTTCTCAGCGTGTTCACCCCGCTGATTTCTCCGATTTCCATCAAGGATACAGAAGCCGACGCACTCAAATGACAAGTGATTGTCGGTTTCGTACCGCCGTTTGTTCCAAACTTGTAAGCAAAATATATGTTGTAATTAGGAGGAGCCTGTAGCACACCAGGAAGAACTACCCAAGTCCCGCCACCATCCGTATCGGAAACGCTGGACAACGTAGCTGCGGGATTGTTGAAGATTTGAATCCCCACAATCAACATATTGCCTGGGCCAGTGTTTTGAGTCGTAAATTGCAACGCGGGCGTTTGCGTGCTGGTCATGCTCGCCGTGGTGCTTACGCCTTGAACGAATGCTCCTGCCATCGATTAATCCTTAACTGTTTTGAACTGACAGCCAGTTTGCCCCGGCAGCAGATGCAGAAACGAGCACGCTCTCAAGTACCAACGTCGCTCCTGCGGCGACCGTGATTGACGAAGCACCGTTAATCGTTTCGGTCCCGAAGGGAGTTACAGTCCAAGAATTCGAATTTGTGTTTCTGAAGAAAAGTTTTTGACCTGTGTAGCCTACTGCACTTTGCAAAGTGAAGTTCTGTCCTGAAGAGCTGCCGCCCAGAATCACACACACGTCAGAATCAAGTTGCAAAGGAACGGAAGCTACTCCAAATCCTGTTCCCACACCCAAGCCCGTCGTAAAATTGTAAGCGGTGAATTGCGTGGCAGATGAAGTCACCACCAACCATGCGCCAGAACCGCTGTTGGAACTGTTATACGCTGTCGGCGTCATGCCTGTCACGATGCACATCGACCCTACAGGCGGGTTCAACGTGCTTGTGAACGTCATCATGTTGCCCGTCTGGGAAGCTGCGGTAATCGCAGTCGCAGATGGCGCGCCAGATGTCACCGTGCGTGCCGAAGAAAAATCTCGATTGCCGTACAAGCGATTTATTGCTTGCTGCATCATGAAGGTGATGATGTTGTATTCTGCGTTCGGAGTCGGGTGAGTCTGGTCCGAGTTAAAATAGGCAAGATTAGAGTAAGCGCCGTCTGCACCCAAGTTGGGATTTGCGGCCATGTCAATCAGACCGTCCGCCCACTCGCTCCAGGCAGGACGAATCAATCCGTTCAACGTGTTCTTCCACGAATCCAAACTGACTCGCGATAGCATCGTGCAAACAAGAACTTTCCAACCAAGGGAACGACGAGCGCGCGCATACGCGGCCAAATTCGAAATTGTTTGCTGTGGGTTTGATGGACCATCGTTTGTTCCGCACCACAATACACAAACATTTTTCGCCCCGCCAGGATTAAAGGCCGGGTCCACAGATGTGCCGCCATCCGTCAACTCTTCCAAGCTGGTGGTTCCACCAAGAGCGTTGTTGCCCACGACGAAATTTGAGTCGGTCAGAGTGATAAGCGTTGATGCTGGAGCGCCGCCGACACCTGCCGGAATCGAGTCACCGTCTACCATCACTGTATCGGTGTTGTGAGAATTGAAACTGGAGTATGGTGTTACCGCGATGCCGCGATTGACCATTTGTTGGTTCAAGAACGCGGTGTTTTGCAAAACTTGCGCTGGAGTAAGTACGGTCGAGTAAAACAGAGCGTAATATATCTGACCAGTAAGAAAACGCGCCACGGTATCTCCGGTCGCGGACCCGCCAAGTTGATAATTTCCTGCGCCCACCTGGCCAGCAGAACTATTAATGCTGTACAAATATGCCGATGGCTGCGCGCCGTTTATATAAATCAAGTCATTCGGACTGCTCAAAACCCAAGCAACAGTAACAGGTCCATTGACGAAGCCTCGCACACCTGTTCCAAAGTTGGAACCTTGATGCGAGCCCAAACGCATAGAAGCGGTGTTGTTCGGAGAACCTTCTTGCGGTCCCGCGCTGCCCGTAATATTTTCTGGTCCAAAATACACACCACCAGTCGTACCCGCACCGCCATTATTGCTCATCAAAAAAGGCGTGCGTGTGTCTACGCCAGCGGCTCCCGTTTTCGGATACGCAGCGCAGATCATCACGCTTTTTGCATTGTTAAGTGCGGCAGGAAGTGAAACATATTGCTGGGAAGAACCTGCGAAGGACAAACCGTTCGTCAACCATGTCGGAGCTTGTGCGCCCGCTGCAAATGTTCCAGTGTTGCCGTTTCCAGATGAATCTGAAATTTGACTTCCCGCGCCGTCGAGCAGCGCATATTGCGCCATCAAGCCCGCAGTAACCAGCGTCGGTGCGCCATTCACATTGCTTGCAATACCACTGCTGCTTGCCAGCGGCCCGCCCAATCCAGTGGATAGGCCAGAGGCACGCAAATCGATGATGGGAACATTGCTGGGATTGGTGAAGGAATCGGTGCCTGTGTACCAAGCGGGAATAACAATTGCCTTTTTTCCGCCTGCCGCAACTCTGTTAATAGCGTTTTGAATATTCAGCCCTTCTCCCGCAAATAGAAAAAGGTCATCGAGTTGCATTTATTTTCCCTAGGGCTTTATTTTTTCTTTCGTCTTCCAACCAGAGTTTGTACATCTGGCGCGGTTGGAATCTGCACCACTTCCGAACCGGGGATATCTGTGGTTTCATTTTCAGCCCAAATCGCATCCCATTTATCTTGGGACACCTTGGGACCACTGAATTGCGCGCGCTTGCCGCCTCTCGCAAGAACATCTCCACCGTTATTCATGGGCTCCCCTCAATTTGCGCGCGACCTTTACTCCGTCGCCGCATTTGTTGCATTTCCAGCCGTGCAATCCGGCGTAATCCGCTTTGCGCTGATTCTTCTCGCCTTTTTCCTGTTTGATTTCTTCGCGCTTGATACACGGGGTCTTGGTAACGTCGCCGCCGCAGGTGGCGCAAGAATAAAAATAACGTGGGCTCATGGTTAGACGCCGCTCGTGATTAAAGAGACGCGTTTGATTTCAAATTTGAAGGGTGGAATGAAAGCTGTGATAGGATAAAACTCAAGATTACCTGTTGCGTCGACAACGAATCCGCCTAGTTGGCGAAATATTTGCAAAGCCTGGGCAAGAATGATTCCTTCCTGCTGGCCTTTGCCGTGCTGAACTGGGATTTCGATTTTAACGATTTCGTTGCTGGCCGAAACGAGCCTTGCGCTAGCTTCGACGTTTGTGACCACTACCGGAACTTGAACGCGGCCTTGCTCTGTCTGTTGCATTATCCTCTCCTCAGAGATAGTCAACTGCTTTTTTGGGGTATTTCCATTCTGCGAAATGGTGTCCAACCTCGGATTTGAACCGAGAACTGAGCGTTCGTAGCGCTCCGTGATGTTCCGTTTCACTAATCGGACGTAAACTTATGAGATATTGAAAAAGTTGATGCAGTAGAGAATCACTGCGACCGCGACGATGACCTAGATAACTTTCTTGATGATGTCATTCATCGGAATGTAAGTCGTAATCAGGTACACGATAAAACCAATCAAGCCCAGCTTCAGAATCAAATACAAAAGCGATGTGAATCCTAGTGCCGGAATCAATGATGCAAACATTTGTGTCCTGTCAGTCTTTGTGCGAGTTACATTTTGAACTGGTGCCGAAGGCAGGAGTCGAACCTGCTACGAGTGGTTTTTCAGGCCACCGCTCTACCGCTGAGCTACTACGGCATTAAAATTGGCAGGCCAAGAAGGATTCGAACCCTCATTGTATCGTTTTGGAGACGAACCGATTGCCATTATCTTATCGGCCTGTAGAAACTTGGTGTGCCGCGATGGGGTCGAACCATCATCCCTCGCTTAAGAGGCGAGTATTCTGCCATTGAATTAGCAGCACAAAATTGGTGGACCGCGTAGGGGTCGAACCTACATTCCAGCGCTTAAAAGGCGCGTAGTCTGCCATTGACGTAGCAGTCCATAAATTGGTACCGTTGGCGGGATTCGAACCCGCGTAACAACCTTGAAAGGGTTGCGTCCTGGGCCACTAGACGACATCGGCAAATATGGTTGTCAGCGAAGGAGTCGAACCTTCCCGTCGCGCTAATCAGGCGCTTTCCCTGGTTTATAAGGCCAGGCTGCACGCTGGTGCTGCCGACAATAAATTGGTGCGCCACCCCGGACTCGAACCGGGACGCTTTTTACGGCACCGGGTTTTGAATCCGGCATGTCTGCCATTCCATCAGCAGCGCAATAAAATTGGTACCCAACGAGAGATTTGAACTCCCATGTCTTTCGACGACGCGTTCTAAGCGCGTTGTGTCTGCCGTTCCACCAGTCGGGCACAGATAAACTTGGTTCGGGGTCTACGACTCGAACGTAGATTCGCGCCTTCAGAGGGCGCTGTCCTTCCAATTAAACGAACTCCGAACAGAAATGGTTGCCCAAGAAGGATTCGAACCTTCATCGACGGGATTCAAAGTCCCGCGTGTTGCCAGTTACACCATCGGGCAAAAGAAAATGGACTTCTCTGCTGGAATCGAACCAGCGGATTGGCGTTTTGCAGACGCCTGCCTTCCCACTTGGCGAAGAGAAGAAAATTGGGGTGAAAGGGGGAATCAAACCCTCGCTGCCGGATTCACAGTCCAGCGTGCTCTCACTACACTACTATCACCTTTGAAATTGGTGCGCCGCGATGGAATCGAACCACCTACATCTTGGATGTAAGCCAAGCGTTCTGCCAGTGAACTAGCAGCGCATATAAAATTTGGTCGGAAATGGTGGAGTTGAACCACCGCCTCATGCTTCCAAAGCATGGATGCTACCGTAACAACTATTTCCGAATCATAAACTGGTCGGGGAAGAAGGAATCGAACTTTCGTTTCACGCTTCCGAAGCGCGTATCTTAACCACTAGAAGATTCCCCGAAATTGGTGTTGAAGGTGGGATTCGAACCCACAACGACTCGTTTAGAAGACGAGTACTCTAGTCCGTTGAGTTACTCCAACATAAAATGAGAGTGGGACGCGGCGGAATTTCACCACACTGTAGTCTTGCCCAGTGGCCACCAGAACAAAACCTGTCGGACGTAATCCCGACTTACGCTACCCGTAGAAAATGGCGGAATGGATGGGATTCGAACCCACGAAGTCTCCGCTGACAACGGAGCGCAATAGGCCGCTATGCGACCACTCCAGAACTTGTTGCATAAATTCTCGGCTCGCACCCGCATTCGAAGCGCGCCAGAAAATCAAAAAGTCTTTCTTCGACCGCCTCGGTAATCAGCGCGGTTGGATGTTCGCCAACCCACAGGTTGCTGGTGTCCGAGTAAATCCAATTCTTAATCTTGCGTTCGTCCAGGTACTGTTTGACTTCCTGCAACTGCGCGTTCAATTCAACCTGCAACACGATAATGCTGTTGCTCGAAAATCTCGCGTTGGGAACTCGCCCGCACACATGCGCGATTTGCGCCATGATGTGTCCGCAAGACATTTCGTGAATCTTTTCGGGCAAGATTACTTTCCTTGCCACCACAATGTAATGTCGCACCGTTCTCCTCGAAAAATTAAGAGACATGAACCAGAGAACTGCGTCCGAGCTTTATGCCTTTATGGCGCGGATGACGCTCTGGCCCTACCAGCTTTGGTCGCGGCAATGGGATTCGAACCCATGAGTCTAGCTTATGAGGCTAGCGTGATAACCACTTCACTATACCGCAAAAATTGGCTGGAGACATAGGATTCGAACCTACATCGTACGAGGTAACAGCTCGCCGTCTTACCGTTAGACGAATCTCCAACAGAAAATCTTACTACAAAAATTTGGAGCGAAATGCGGGAGTCGAACCCGCGCCTTGACCTTGGCAAGGTCAAGTACTACCGTTATACGAATTCCGCTTGGAGCGAGATAGGAGAATCGAACTCCTGTGTCCTGGTTGGAAGCCAGGTGCCTAATGCCATTCGGCCAATCACGCATTGGGGAACTTCATGTCGTTACACTTTCGCGGTGAAAGCCCCATACCGCGCTCTTTCCATCATCGGTTCACAAACTTCGTGCCTAGTTCAGAGTAACTTTTTTCGGGTAGGTGCTCGAACCGTTGGCACGGTGGCGTCTTTAGTCAGGGGCTTCAGCCATTCGCCCGCTGTCCCTTCCGAAAAAACTTGGAGCCAAACGAACGAATCGAACGCTCGTCTGCGCATTACAAGTGCGCCGTCCTACCATTGAACGAGTAAGGCTCAGAAAAATTTGGAGCACATTGATGGAAATCGAACCATCGTCTCACCCTTACCAAGGGCGAATTCTGCCATTGAACTAAACGTGCTCAGAACTTGGAGCAGGGCTGTGGAATCGAACCACAATGACCGCTGTACGAGAGCGGCGTAATGCCTTTATACGAGCCATGCAAAACTTGGAGGAGAACCAGAGAATCGAACTCTGTTACCCTTGCGGGTAGTACGGTTTTCAAGACCGTGAGGCACCATTGCCGACTGCTCTCCGTTATTTCTTCAGGTCGCGGAATCCTAAATAAATCAGAGTCGCGCAGACCACAATAAATCCTATCATAAATTGGCGGAAGGGGGGAGAGTCGAACTCCCACGACCCTTTCAGGTCGCTGGTTTAGCAAACCAGTCCGGCTACCATTTCGGCACCCGTCCGTAGAAAAATTGGTGGACAATGGCAGAATCGAACTGCCGTCCGCTCGGTGCAAGCGAGCAGTCTTACCACTAAACGAATCGCCCACGTTTAACTTTTTCTTTATCTTTCCAACGCTTGGCTGCGCCATTGTCTTTCGCTCGAAGATATCGAGCCGCGCGCCGTTGCGTAGCATTGGCATATTTCTTATTGACCCGACGAGCACTTCCAACATTACATCCAAGATGACTGAACGCGATGTTATTCAAATCGAAAAACAATTCAACGGGAGTCTCGCTATCGAGCCACGGAAGTTTGTGTTCGATGGAAAACTCTTCTACCGTTTCAATTTTCTTTCCGCATCGAAAACAGAAATCGTCTCCTGCCTTCTTTGCCAAATTGAACATGATATTCTTTCGCAATCGAGCAGCCGCTGTTCCGAGGCTTACGCCCAACTGTTCCTTCTTCTTGTCCAAACAATTCATTTGACTCTCCGTGAAAGAGTTTGTCAAGGGAGGTTCACGGCCTCCCCCAACGATTGATGCAAAAACTGGATGAGCGGGTCGGAGTCGAACCGACTAGAGCCACCAGGGCTCGGTTGTTTTACAGACAACTGCATTACCGTTCTGCCACCACTCAGTTGAAACCAAAGCTCCAGGGGTTCGGCATCACTCCGAACACTTGACGGTCAAGCCGCCCGTGGTATACTTCCACTACCCCAGTCTGGGTTGTTACTGCATGAACCGTGTAGGCGTGCTCGACGCCTCGTTATCCCTCGCGCTTGGGAAAAGATTTGGACTGCCCGGACTTTCTCCGGTCGCCAACGCGACTCTGGTTCTAACCCACCATTTCAATAGGCACGCATCCGAGTATGTAAGAACACGCGCTTTATACCTTTATGGCGTGTGCAAGACCCGAACACTACAAACTTTTGGTTTCCAAGGATGGAATCGAACCATCATTTCACGCTTATCGGGCGTGCTTCCTAACCGTTAGAAGACTCGGAAACAGAAATTTATACTCGACTTACAAGAGCTTTTTTCAAAACATCTTTGGAAATTTTTTTTGTTGGTGAAGGCTTTGCGCAACCACTCCATCGCCGCGCGGCACGCGCTCTTGAATAACCACCATAAGTTCGAGAGCGAATTGCATCTATCGTATCTTGTGACATATGGGTCCCAAGATGATTCTGATTGCCTTCCATGTTCTCGCTTATTTTCCTTTTCGTGCTTTCGGTGCGCGGCTCTCTTACACCGGAAGAAGAGCGGCTCATTTTTCTGCAACTGTCCGCACTAAAGTATTTGCCATCCCCGCCAGATTTTAGATTATATCCGTTGGGAACCATTGTATTCAAATCTATGATGGCTTTTTCTTCAAGTCGATTAAGCTCATCCAAATCTTGTGTCTCAGACAAAACCATCAGCTCAAAATTTTCTTCCCCGTGTTTTCTTATGGCGACATGAAGAGCAAAATCTTTTCCCGTTTCGGCGGCGCGTACATGCTCTTTCCAGCGCTGTTCTACAGAGCGAATGGTCTGTCCTATGTAGCTCTTCCCAGTCGTTCTACAAAAAACTCGGTAGATGTTCATCGATTCACTACTAACCATTATACCTGAAACCATCGCGTTTGTCAACAACTATTTTATATGAAGGCCCCGTTTCCGAGGCCCTCACAGAAAACAAAGACTTTAGGCGAAAGCCTGCACATCTGCCGTAACGAAGATGCGCTGCTTTTCGGCTGGCGGCACGGCGTTGACGTTCAACACGCCCTCGTCCACCAAACTGTCCGTGCATAGCGCGCTCGGCAATGCCAAGCCCGGGTTTGACGCCTGGGTCACGGACACTGCGTTTGTCGGAGTTTGAATCGAAACAGAAGACCCGCCATTGGACGGCGCATTGACAGTCGAAATCTTGCCCGACAAACTCAACGTGCTCTGGTCGGGGTTTCCGAACGGAGTTGAGAAGTTCACATTGGTCTGAGCCACCAAGTTATTGAATGCCGTGAGAATCTGGGCACGGGTCACAACCGGGATGTTAGCCTGGTAGGTGCCGCCCAGAATTGCTCCTCCACCCTGAAGGATAGAGTTGGTGTTCAAGCCTGGATTGGGGGTTGGATTCGGAATGGTTACTCCCGAAACTGCCGCGTCAAGCGGGAAAGACAAAGCCGGAAAAGTCAGAACGCTGGGGTTCAGCGTCAAGAGGTTTTCCAGTTGCTGCAAAGTCAAATCTGATAGTCGTGGGGTCACGGCTGGCATAGAGATTTCCTTACTTTCGAACTGGGACTGCGTTCGGGCCTATCTCGAAAGATACGACCCGTGATTCTTAGATGACCTGGGCAGGAGCTTGAACGATATCCGTCAATCCTGCGAAGGCCGCGCCCGCCGAAACGACCGGAAGAGCTGACGGAGGAACCGCCACGTTAATCTGAACTCCTTGGGTGACCTGGATGCCCGCGTTCACGATGATGCCGGGAGCAATGGTCTGGGAATTGAACTTGCCCGTGGTCGGGTCAAAGTTTCCGCTGTTGGTCGGGCCAAGGTTGGCGGTGAAAGCTGCCAGCACAGAGGCGCGGGAGATGTTGCCCAACGGGAAATCGGTGGTCGAGAACGGGAACGTCGCCGCGTTCGGGTTGGTCAAAAGCAAATTCTGAAGATAGGTCATGGGAAGCTGGGCCAAGTTTGGCATGGAACTGTCCTGCGGTACTGAAATGGGTGATGCGTCCGGGTCCCTCTTCCCGTTTGAAACAAAATCTACTTAATCTGGGTCCGGCTGCTGGTGCCGCTGCCCACTGACGTGCCCTTGGTCGACGCTGAGCCCGACACAATCACGTTCTGCTCCCCAGAGCGGTTCGCCAACTCGGCCAGAAGCTGGGCTCGGGTCGGAGCCCCCACGATTCCCTGAATGTTCCAGGGGAAAGTCTGGGCGTTGGGGTTGTCGTAAAGGGACGCGATGAGCTGCGTTGTGGTGAATTGCTGAAGCGTGGCCATTTCTCTACTCCGATGGAACTGACGGCGGGTGGTTCGGGTCCCTCTGCCCCAAAAACGGGCGACGAGACAGGTACTGCTTGACGAAATCGTTCTGCAAATGGGGGTACTTCTCCAAGGAGAACACGATGGAGCCATTGCAATAGCGGTGGAGCGCGCCCCGGATGCAGTTCGGACACCCGGCGTCAGCCTTCTTGTGCAGGGCCGACTGGGAACAGCCGTGGAAATGGTCGATATGGGCACCCTTCAGTTCGAGAGGCTCCTGACATATTGGGCAAAGCCCACCCTGATACCCGAAAACCAGCCAACTCTTTTGCTCCCATGTTATGCCGTGCCGCGCAATGTCGCGCCGTAGCTGGGAAATATCGGCTAACATGTCGTAACCCCTTTATTGTGAGTGACGTATGGCAGAATGGGTCCCTGGGAAAATGAGACAAGCTTAAAATTATTTGGCGGGGACGGCCTGGGGTGGAGCGCCCAGTGGCTCGCGGGTCCCGCCTTCGATTTTTCATCGCTGTCGTCAAAACCTTACAGTCTAACTCGCTGATACCATTGGAGATAAAATCCTCAGGGCCTGGCATTAACATTGCAGAGTATTTCAGTTTTGAATATTGCAATTCGACGGGTGGCTCCCCCAAAAGTGCTCTTAAGAGCACCTTATATAGAATAAAGTGCTCTTAAGAGCACAGGGTGCGTTAAGCTGCAATTCGACGGGTGGCTCCCCCATCTTCGCTTTCGTATCGCTGGGCAAGTTCAGGACCACATCAGCACTTGCCAGACAAAATAGCGAAATGTATGGCAAACTATCTGCAAGTCCTTTGTATCGGCCTCGCACAAAAATAACTCTTTTGTAATCAGCGGTTCGTTTGATATTCGCCATCGGGGAGTTGACCAGTTCGTCATCAGCGAAATAAAATCGAAAGGAAAACTTTTTCATTTGTCAAGAAAATAATTTTACGAACGGCGAAGATACGCTATATGCCTTCTGCCACATTTCGTTACCATTTACCGTTTTATGCAAATGGGGTGAAATCTACCCAAAACAGTTAAACTCGCTCGTTCTTTGGTCGAAGTCTTCGCCTTTGTTCTATGGACACAACTCTGTCGGTGGCAGTGTCGATAATCGCCAGCATCCACTTCCCCAAATGTCTTATTTCTCTGCCTTCCGTTACCTCAGGCAGCAGCTCGTCGGGGTCACAGTTATCTAGTGTGTGATTTGTGATGGTTAGTTCTTTGTTGGCGTAGTCATTGATGGGCAGACCGTTCACATACTCCAGCAACTCAGGAACAGGTTTGAACCATTCGCCGTGTGACCATGCGTGATAGAACTTTAGGTGCATCAGCCGCTCTTCTTGACGCGAGCCCTCAATCACTCTCAGGCATACCAGCGGGTCGGAACTTTGAATTCCCCGTATGCGAGCAATCACTCGGTCTCTGCTATACGAATCGCTGTACGGTGTGCGACCTGCTGAAACATATCCAATCTTGATGTTCTTGGTGATGGTGCCTTGCACGAAATAAATCATTGCTTCAATCTCTCCCCGCGTCTCGTTCATATCCCCACTCTCACTTCATCCTGCTCTTGTTCGTCTGGTTCGGGCAGCATTATAAACCCGCGTCTACTTTCATCGCTGTGACCTTGTAAATCAGCACGTTGCGTCTCATCCAGTCAGTAATGTCCTGGCGCGCGTCTAGCTCTTTGAGCAAATCTTCCCATTCGATGTCTGAGCAGCCGCGCTGAACTGTTTTGCTGTCAGGACCGAAACCATCAACCAATCTCAGATACTCATCGGGAACAACAAGGCTACCAGCCATCCATACTCTCTGTGCGCGGTATATTCGCAGCGCATCGCAAAAATCGCCGCCCATGTCACGGGCGAAAGCTTCGACTACTCTATCTCTCAGCGTCATACTATCCCCTCCGCGTTGTCGATGAGGCGAAGACGAAGTCTGCGGGCAGTCTCTGGTGGAGGTGTAACAGAGAAGCCGTGCAAGAATCGAGCGCGCCTGCCGTCGTCCAGGTGAATCTCGGTGTATGTCGTCTCTGGGCAATCAGATAGACTGCCATCATGCCAAACTGTATCGTCGCCTTTGCCTATCGCATGAGGATGTCTGGTCACTGGGCTTTGTGCCATTGACCGCAACCACAGAGGCACACTATTTGCTCGGCTTCTGCCTGGACTCTCAACCTGTCCATCACTCTCTGGTGCTGTTCGGGGTGTTCTGTTCGCAGGTGTTCGTTCTGCTGCATGACCCATTTGTCGGCCAGCTCTGAGCCCGGGAAAAACATGCCCTTGGGCACGGCCAGCTTAAACGTGCAACCCGATTCTGGGCATTCGTACGTCATGTCTCTGTCTGGGTAGGTCGCTGTTCTAGTCGATTCGCTCACTGCCCGTTTCCTCGTTTTCGTTTAATCCATTCAGCACAGCCAGATTTCTCTTCTCTTTGACTTCCGCTTTCTTGTGGCGCAGCAATTCGTCCAGACTCAAGTCGATGCCCTGAAGCGCAAGCAACATGCGTTCACCCAGGGCTAGAAAATCCACCTGCTCAGGTTGGCGACGCAGCGCGCGAATTTCAATCTTCGTGGAGCCTTTGATGTCTCCGCCAGGGTCGAAGTTTGCATACTCAGCGTAGTTGAGTTTCCCTGAGTCATGCACAATCTTTCCTGACGCATCCACGCGATAATCGTGTTCGTAATTCGTTTCTTTGGTTTTCGATTTCGCGACATTTGATTTCAGGTTGTTTATCGCGCCCTGAGTCATTTTGTCTGAGTCTTCAGCGTGAGACATACGGTGTTACTCTCCTGTCGGCATCTTCTTGCTTCGGTGCTGGGCCGTAACTCTTCAGTATTTTCTGCGCCAGCTTGTAGGCAGCGTGAATCTCAAGGTACAGCTCACATTTTTCTTTGGTTGTCATTGCGGCGGAATCACTTCCCCGTCCATGCCTACAACATCGCCTGCGTTAACCTTGGGCGCGTCTGGCATCTCTTTGTGCGACCATTCAAATCTGGACCCACCAGGGAACGGAATTACTTTTGAAATCTTCAAACTCGCAGGCTCGACGCCATCAGGCACATACAACGGTTCAACAATAGGTGCCACGCCCTTCTCTGGGGCTTCGGGCACTTCGTTCAACTCTTTCTCAAACTCATTGCTCGCTTCCATCGCTGCGGCCTGGCGCTCCTGCGCTGTTGCGATGCGCTCGAATGCGCGCTGGATACCAAACAGCGGCGTCAAGAAGCTCTGAGCAATTCCAATGATGTCATTGAGCATCATTAGAATGGGATGTCATCATCGATGCATTCCTCGTTGTCGAACGGCTGCTGAAATAAAGCATCTGCCTGGCCCGGTGCATCAGGCACGATAGTGAAGGCCGACAAAAATGTGGGAGCAATGGATTGGTTTTTCTCTGCTTCTTCGCGCGCAATGCGCGTGTAGTCCTCGGGAGTCTTGCGAAGCACAATCGCCAGGATGCGGTCAAGCTTCTCTTCGATGTTGAACAGTCTCTTTTCTTCTGCGCTGGCGTATGGTCCAAGTGCCATTGAATTCTCCTCTCCAATTAGAATGTGTGACCCCTTATTTTTACGTGTCAAGGGGTCGCCCCAGCACGGCTCGAATTTTAAGGCGTCAAGCGAGCCTAGACCGAGTTACGCCTTTGCTGCTTGTGCTGCTGGCGGAACGAAAGTCAATGTTGCAGACTGCGCGACAGCGTTTGAGATGGACAGCGCGAGGCTGGCGGTTAGGCCGTTTCCTGCGTCTGTACCAGTGATGTTCGCTGAACCAGCAGAGATGTAAGCAAGCTGTCCCGTGTTCGGGTCAACTGTTGCAACTGCCGGATTGTCGCTAACAAACGATACGGGGCCGATTGCCGGAACTAGATTACCGCTGCCGTTCTGGCCATCGAATTCCTGAAACAGTACGCTACCCGGCGCATCGTTGATGTGAACTGATTGCGAATTTGCCATTAGTGCTCCCTTTGAGTCTACAAATTTCAAGACAGCAGATACTGCCTTGCCATGCAGTAGCTGGTGCAATTCAGACTCGATTGCCCCCAGAATCTTTGCCATCACCTCGATATTGAAATCCGTGAAACGCTGGCGGAACTCGATTTCGCGAAGCTCTTCTCGAATTTCTTCAAGCCTTTCCAGTATTTCTTTAGGCCAAAGTATCATGCCCGCTCCCTATATGTTGAATGGGCTATCCATTGCAGCCTGCATTTCTGCGCGGGCGTCCTTCAAACGCTTTTCCAATTCCATGCGCGTCTTCGTCTTATCGATATTTTGCTGTGTAACAAAACGCGTTTGTTCGCCCGCGTCTTTCTTCAACTCACGAACCGTTTCAATAAGTTCCTGGGCAATATCGTCATCGAGTCCGCGAATTGTCGGCTCTTTCTTGTCGAGCAAATTCTTGAGCGAAGTCATTTCGCACATTTCGCCGCATTGCATAATCTGGGTCTTGTCTTCGTTCATGCCCACAAAAACTGTGCACGGTTGGAGGCGGATGTACTGCCCATCTTCGCGCGTAACCACGAAGTCCCCGTGAATCTTGCAGCGATAGATGGCGCGTGCTGCTCTGTCGTTGTTCATCTCAACCAGCTCCCGTAGCCGTGAGGTGGCGGCGGCAAGTCCGGCAACGGCTCAAAATCTTCCGGCGTATCGCCCACGTAAGTGCGGCGCTTAATCAGCTCGTTTTCGCGTCTAAGCATCGCGTTTTCAGTGTCTTGCATGTGGCGCTCGAAGTCCAATATCTCGTCCACGGGCTCAGGCTCCGATTCGCAAATCCACTTCTGGATGGTGCGGACAAAAACCGCCGCTAAGTCTCTTACCCCACTGGCAGTTCCAACAAAGAATTTGTAAATCTTTTGGTCTATTCTCGATACCCAACTTTTTGATTCTGCCATATAGATGGTACCCACACAGATTTGCCGTTGGAAAACTGGTTTTTCCTAGAGCCTGTCTCTCTCGAATAGTCGTTGCTGTAGGTCTTCGCCCTTCCTTTCGACCGTCATCGTTGATGTGGTCAAGAGTTAAAGCTGCAAGCATCGTCTCTCCGCAGCATCGACACTGCCCTCCATACCAGCCCAAAACCAAAACTTTCAGTCGAATCTTCCAGTCTCTGCATTTCGCAGAGTTGTGCTCTACGCAGTATGTTCCTGTGCTTCCTGACGGCTTTAGACACCCTTCAACAGAACAGTTTCTGTCCATCAAGTGGACACCCCAGGTACACGCGTAGCTGAAAGACGCGGAAATCAACTGAAACCATTATACCATATCTGCCGGGCAAAGTCAATGCTAATTTTCGGGAATTATATACTTGAATCCCTCGTAATTATTTCTAACTCGTTGATTTGCCACATCTCGATAGTTGGCAGACCCCTTGGGTCGCCGTAACAATCTTTTTGAAACTCAATAACTAATCCATCCGAAGTAATATCCAAGATAAGCCCTTCGTGGCCGCCTCGAAAGTGATAATGTTTTGGAACTTGAACTAAATCACCTACCCGCATATCCAAGTCCTTTCAATTCTGTATAAACCTCATCGAACGCACGGGCGCGAGATAACCAAACGGCCCTATCAATAGTCGTTTTCGCTCGCTTGGCGGCGTATTCGGCTTCTCGCATACGCTGAAGAATTTCGAGAACCGGTTTACGGTCTACCATTGACTATCTCCTTTCTTTTGTTGTGGGGGTTAACTATATAATTCCCTAATTTTCCAAAGTCGCGCGATACCACTGCTCAGGTCCATTGGCTTCTCTCATCGGCTGTTGTTTGCGCCCACCCTCGCCTGGTTTCAGTGCGAACGTCCAAGGCGTCCCATCCGCGTCCGACGCGATGCGACGGCTCTTCGGGCGCTTCTCTGTCCATGTGCCAGACGCTGGGTCAAACCAACGCGGCGGCACGGGCGGCGGAGGCGGCAGCTTGGCACGCTCTTCCTTGGTCATGGTCGCTGTCACGTCAGGCGCTGGGCGACGCGGCGGCGGTTCCGGGTGCGCATTGAGCGCGGTGTCTTCGACTCCGTTATGGTCAATCATTTTTCTTCGTCTCTTTGAAGTCCAGGTCTTCTACGTTGATGCCCATCAAGTGTGCGACTTCGTTCGCATTCCACTTGTATCGGCGCTTCCATTTCGACGTTCGATATTCATTAGCCAACATGTGATTAACGACGAGCGCTCGCCAGGCTGAAATTCCGGCCAACCTTTCTGTCTCGATTTCGTTCTCTCGCGGAATAGGGCGCGTTGTCCCTGTCGTAATTTTTGAGAATGATGGCCAAATCGAGCGCAGTGAGGCTAAAATACTCATGATATTCTCCGATAACGGCCTCCTGCTTTTTCACGAGCCTACCATCGCGTCTTTGCGAAAGTCCACGGGCAACGAAAACCACGGCAGCCCAAGATTTGCGGCCACTTGAAGCGCATCGTCTTCCGTGTGGTAGCGCATGGCCATGCTCGGCTTCTCTGTGGTTTCGATATCCCCGTTCAGAGCAAAGCGCAAATACACCGGGCGCTCTGTGTCGACGGGCCACTTTGAAACCAACCAATAACGAATCACATTGACTTCATCGGTCACGGCGTTCTCCTCGTTCTTCGTGGCGCTTCATGTTATATCTAATCTCTGCGGCGTGCGCGCACATTGCAATCGCGGCTATCGTGAGTGCGACAATACTGCGCGACAGCAAAACATGCTGCCCTTCCCCGCTCTCTGCCATGCCTGCTGCGAATTCAGACAGCGAGTACAGAATCGATAGCATCCACAGGCCGCAAAAGCCTGTGGTCATAGCGCGATGTTGAACGGCATGCCAATCGATTTTCATGCGCTGGTCAGCGGGTGCGTGATGCCGTGAATCAATGTCATCTTCGATTCAAGCAGCAAGCGAAGAGCGGCGGTGCGATGAGCAGACGACGGGACGTTGGCCAGAGTCCCTTCGGCCAGCTTCAGGTATTCGCGATTCACCGACTCCAAAAGCTCAAGCTGGTCCTGGGTTGGTTTGTTCGGTACGAAGTCTGACAGAATCATTCTGATTTCTCCTCTATTTGCGATTCAAAAAACTTTACCGCCGTTTCAAGATTCTCCTGTTCCTTGCTGACCGTTGGCTGCGGATTCGCCTTCGCGCGTCGCGCTGCAATCTGTTCCGGCGTGAAGTTACGCGACGGTGAATTCTTGGTCTTGTTCATTGCTTTGCCTTTCTGCGCGCTGATTTTCTTGTTCTTGCTCTTCGTTTCTGCCAGGGCAACGAGCTGTCTGGTGAATTCGATGCGCTCCGCAGACGTGGTCGCCAGAGCCAACGCGTCAAGAATTGCTTGCTCTACTTTACCTGCCAAGATTTCCCTCTCCGTCGACCGTTTCTGTTCCGGTCGCATCGTATTTTTGCACAATCAAATATGGTTCGTACGGCGGTTCTGTTTCTGAACGCGTGTAAATCACGATGGGCAAAGTGGTAATGCGCAACGCGGCCTGATTTATGGTGGCGCGATGAATCGTCTTGCTCATCCAATCGGTTTTCACCTTCTGCGGCCCTTCCGCTATCGCGCGGCGAACCACATCTTCTTGCCAGCTCATTTTCCGTCAAACTCCTCGACTTGTTTCATTTGTTCTGGTGAAAAATTGGGAATAAGCCCGCTGGAAAATTGTGTGCGCATTTCATCCTCGCTGTTGTGAAAAGTGCTCACTGTGCTTTGGACAGTGACAAGTTGGCCGCGATTGTTGAACATGCCCGCGCCAGAGTCGCCGTGATAGTTTTGAATGTCTATGACAAGTTCAATAGGCGCGTCGTCGTGCGCTTGGGCAATCTTGACTACATAACCTTTTCGAAAAATGAAGAGTTTGCCTTCAGGGTTCCCCCACATATAAAGCTCATCTCCAATACCGACATCTTCCCCGAAAGTTGCCCACTTCTCAAATTTCTTATCCACTAGATAAATTGTATGGTCCAGTCCATCACGTGTCAGACCGATGATGCGGGAGTCTTCGCCGTCAATCATGATGTCCGTGGTGGGACGTTCGCAATGCGACGCGGTCAGCAAAGCGTGCGAACCGATTGCGGTCGCGCTGCATATCGCTGGCGGACCCACGACCGTTTCCTGAAAAGTGACATGGGCGTATTCACGAATTTGGGCAGCCAAAGTGCGTGTAGGCAACACTGGCTTGTCCGTTGCGGTTTGTCCGCGACCTGCTGTTACCATCAAAAGCGAGAGAATTGCGACTAACGCGATTCTGGCTAGGGTCATAACGCTCCTCAATCCCACATTTATATTACCACAGTTTGGTGCGTCTGTCAAGGACCGTTTATTGGCGGTCGTACGAACCATCGACTCCGCGATTCTCGCCAGGCGAAAGAGGTTTAGCGGTAGACATCGCGCCAATAGGCTCGTCGCGCTTCTGCATCACCTGGGCATCTGTAAGATGCTGGTTGCTGGTCTGGTCATTTTGCGGGGCCACGAATTTTCCATGACGTTCTCGTACCCAAGCAGGTCGAATGTGTTCAATCGCCGCCCACGGCGATTTTGGTTGCAGGTCCTTAACTTCTTCTGAATCAGCCATTTGGGCTCCCTAAAAATAATTTGAAATAACGCTTGACAAAAATCGTAATGTCTGGCAAACTGTTCTTGTTAGATAGGAGGATTCAAAAATGAAAATCTTCAACGGCAAACTCGCTGCGCGAATAAGGGCGAACGAAGAACTGGTGCAGCGCTTCACGGTGCGGCTGACCACAGACAAGCCAGGTTTATCATTCACGTCAGCCGACTACCACCGCGAAGTTGCGCCGATTCAGGAACGCATCAACAAAGACATCGCAACGTTGGCTGCCCACGGCTACGACAAGCGTGGCAAGAAGGTGCAGGGCTGATGCGCTGGCGAGTCCCAAAGAAATAACGCTTGACAAAAATCGTAATGTCTGGCAAACTGTTCTTGTTAGATAGGAGGATTCAAATGTTGATACTTATCGCGGTCATCTTGGTGCTGATTCTTTTCGCGGTCATCGACAAGGAGACCACTTTGGAGTGGATTATCGGGCTAACCAACACCGCCATTTTCCTGTCGATAGGGGCGGCGGTTCTTTGGGTTGGTTTTGTGGCTGGGCTGTGGATAGTAAACGTCGCTCGCAGCCCCATTCGCTCATGCCCTCAAGGTCAGGTCTGCTTTGTGTCTCAAAAAGATTGCCATGCCGTTGACAGCATTCCGGGAATCAAAACTTTGAACTCCGATGGCACTTGGACTGACGGCGGCTGCCCAACTAAGTAACAATCGAGGCTCTAATGGACTTCTTATCGAAAGCGGAAGTCGAATCTGTGCTCCGTATCGCCTGGAAAGAGTCGGCGCGGGACCATCTGATGCTGCTGCTCAGCTTCGGGCACGCTCTCCGAGCCTCAGAAGTGGTCAATCTTCGCGTCAGGGACGTTCTGGACGGCACCATATACGTTGCCCGCCGTAAGGGTAGCCTGGCCACGGACCAGCCCCTTCTGAAGTCTGCAAACGTGTTGTTCGATGAAGTCAAAGCTCTGTCTGTCTGGCTAATGGAACGTGGCGACCATCCCGGCCCGCTGTTCCCTTCCAAGGCGCACCAGGCCACAGGTGGCGCAATGTGGCGTCAGAATATCGCGCCCATCGTTTCCTACTACATGGGCAAAGCTGGAATCAAACCGGAGCTGGCACATCACCACAGCTTCAAGCACGCCGCGATTTCTCACATGCGGCGAAGCGGAGTGTCCCTTGACCTTATCAAGCAATTCGCGGGACATCAGTGTTTGAGCAGTACCGTAATCTACACCAATGCTTCTGACGGCGAAGCTATGACCGCTTTCCAGGGGACGCTATGAGAAACTACGAGCACTCAGATTACCTTGATGCAATCCAAGTTGCTCGCCTGCGCAAGAAAATTCGAATCGCGGTCAAAAACATTCGGAAGAAGTCAAACGTACGATTCGACTCTATCGCGTTTTGCGGCAATAGCGGTGCGCTGGTCGCGCCGGGCGTCGCATTGCAGATCAACAAGCATCTCATCTTGGTGCGCAAGGGAAAGAGCCACAGCAATCTTCAAGTCGAAGGCTTTCTAAGCAGGAAGTACATCATCTTGGACGATTTCGTTTTTCGCGGAATTACCGCGCGGCGAATTGTACGAAAAGTTAAAAACTTCTGCGGCGGTGAGTGTGTTGGTTTGTACCTGTACAACAGTCGCATTTTCATTACGCAGCCCAAACTCATCAAGAAAAAAATCTACCAGTTCAGAAAATCGGGGGCACTATGAACGCGGAAGAATTCACCAAGTTTCGCAACGCGCAATACGAAAAAGAATGCGCACATTTTAACGAGCGCTCCCAGGAATATTCTGTTACGTTTGAAGACAGGATTCAGCCGCTGGGAACGCCAATTGATTTGTGGTTTCTCAATTCGATAGGGGTGAGCCTGTGATTGACCGTCCGTTCGTGCACGCGGGGTACTTGGATATTCTCCAACCTCTAATTCTCCAGCAGCACATCGATGCCGCCGTGCAACAGTTTCAATGGAAGAATCTGGATTTCGATTCTCTGGCGTTCACTGGCGCAAGCGGGCTCATGTTCGGCCCCATGCTTGCCACCGCCCTTTGTAAAAATATGATTATGGTGCGAAAGCCGTACGAGCTTGCTTACAAAACCTGCCACAGTCCTTACCTGGTCGAAGGCTACGCTCGCTGCCGACGCTACGTCATCGTTGATGATTGCGTAGCAACAGGTTCGACTGCCCGCCACATCATTCGAAAAATCCGCGACTTCGCGCCGGAAGCAAAACTGGTGAACATATATTCCTACGGCGATATATACCACACCTGGGCAGATGATTTTCTGAAAGATTGGAGACTCACAGAAGCGCTCTACGAATCTGTACCCAAAATCGAAGCGGCAGTCACTATCGCGGAATTGGATGACCCGACAGTGGCAGACGCGCCATCGGGACGGCTAGTAATGACAGAGGGTGAGCTAGCCTTGATGCGTGGAAAAGTTTCTGCATCTTCACTCGTGTTCGATACGGGTACAGGAAAAACTTGGTTCTCTCCTGAATTGACAGTGGCCGCAGCAGAAGCTTCCAGCAATGAGACACCTTCCGGCACGAGCCCGTTCGCTCCGCCAGAATCGCCCTGAGCCTGGCGCTTCGCGATTTCCTCTGCTATCGCGGCCTGCATCAACAAATTTTCATCCTCTGTGGTCGTAACGCGAAAAGCGTCGCGCGGAGCGGTTACTCCACGGGACGCTAGTGTTGTGCTTGATTCTTTTGTAGGTACGGGGTTGTCGCCGCGAGTCGCGCCGGGAGAAAAATCCCAGGGCGCTTGGCCCGCGTAACGTCCGCGCTTGTCCGCGTAGCTGATAGCCACGGCTTACTCCGTTACAACAGTGCTTGGCTTGCCGACTCCCAGGTTGGTGCGACCATCGCGCTGGCCGTTTGCTTTACGGCGCGCTTTCTCAGCCGGGCCTGGTTCGCGGCGCTTCGTTCCAGTCGGAATGCTCTGGTCGAGCAACGCTGTATCCTTCGTGACTTCCTTGTCTTTCTTAGCCATATTACGGGCTCCTAAACTTTGCGTCTTCCGCCAGATGCTCTCATTCGCGGTTTTACTTTTTCGGGCAGGGATTTGCCCTTCGATGCTTCATCCCACTCCTTCACGTCGATTCCTTGCTTTTCGAGCTTGGCTTTGTTCGCGTGAAAAAATTTTCTTTGCGCGTCCGATTTGTAAGGCATGGTCTACCAACCTACGCGAACATGCTTCGAACGACGACGTACCGTTTCTCTCGCCCACCCGTGGATGGTTTTATAAACGCGAGTGAACACGATAATGGCCCCAACTACTAAAAGCAATTTCACTGCATCTCCATTGCGGCTTCTTCTTCAGAAATTCCGTCTGTGGATTCACAATCCGGGCAGTTTTGACCAGCGGCAAGCCAGCGGGCAATAGCAGTCCAGGCGCATCTTCGCAGTTCCTTGACGGTGCGCGGCTCCTCGATATTTCGAGGCTCCGTTATTTCTTCGTCAATCGCTGTCCAATGCATCGGACTAAAAAATTGCCTTGATGCGCTTCAGCGCGGCGGCGTAGTCGGCCTTGACAGACGCGTCAACCTTAGAAGCAAGAGCCTCAAGCTTGACGACTTCTGCTTTCACGGCGGTCTCTACTGCGGACGCGGTGCCGTAGTGATACACGGCGTATCCTGCGGCCACGCCCAAAGCGACTACCAAAACTACGAGCAATGTTGAGACAATCATTTTATTTCTCCTGTGAGTTTAGTTCCGAGGGAACACTATTCTGCTTGCGTGATGCAATCAGGCTGGCGCGATTCCAGCTTGGGTACTCAGGCGGGGGCCATCAAGTCGCGGTGCCCCTCGAAATTTTGGTTGGCTATTAGTGTTGAATGGGTTCGTCTTACTAGAAGCGAATCCTTGCCCGGCCAACCAGCGGCCAAACTCTGAGAGCAGTCATCGCAGCATCGTCACGGCATTTCGGATAAGGGCAACTCTTGAGCACTGAAGTCTTCACAGGTCCGCGCGTTTGCGCTTAATGGACTGCCTCAGACTTGCAGGGAGTTTCCTAGTTACCAAAGCCAGCATCAGATGGCTCGTGCTCTCAATCTCTATAAAATCTACTTGCTGGACTACGGGCGAAACACATCAAGTTTGCAGCGCGGACACTGCCGCGATTCGAAACCTTTTAGTCCCCTGACCAGCTCTAAGTGGTCCGTTCTCTTACAACCACCCGCCGTAAGTGCTTCATTGTATGGGATATCCTCATGCGGCGAGTCTTCTATTATCTTCGAAATGGCTGGGTCCACTAAAACCGTCTCCTAATTGCTATGAATAGTGTATCACAGTGAGACGCGTTTGTCAAGGGGAAAATGAGCCGCGTCAAGTAAATTATGAGATTGGCACAGCTTTCCGGATGCGCTCCGCGATAGCGCGCCCCGTCAGCATCAGCATGGGCAGGAATCCTTGCGACTCGAACCAGTCCAGTATGCGCCAGCGCTCGTTGTATCGTTGTTGATGCAGAGCCAGCCGCGCTTCCTCGGATACTTGCAAACGTGCCGTTTGCCGGTCCAAGGCTTTGCGCAAAACGTCGTTTTGGTTTCTTTCCCAAGTTACAGAAGTTCGCAAGTGAAAAATTTCGTCGCCCATAGTTTCTTTCTCTTTGAGCAGGTTTTCAGCTCTCTTCATGTTCTGCGCGCGAAGACCATCCGCCATATCGAAAGACACCTTATGAAAATCGAGGCTTGCCTCCAACTCCTCGATTTTCTTGTCCTGACGGAAAAGTTCAAACACAATTTTCTGCCAGTCTTTTTGCGATATCGTTACTGATTCCACTATTCACCATCCTTTTTCTGCTGGGCGGCCCCCGCTGGCTCGGACTCGTTGAGGATGGCCAGCAGCTTGTAGGCAATGTCGTGCGAAACACAGGTGCAGCGCATACTTTCCCGGAGCGCTGAACTCCACTGCCCTATCTTGCAGCAAGGGCAATGCTCCAAACTTCCTGACAGTTCGCGTATCCTCGTCAGCTTGTCCATTTTGCCCTCAGTATCCGAACTCTTCGCGCGTCTCACCCGGCCACAAACTCTCCGGTTTCGGCTCCAGATAATAACCCGGGCATTCGTGATCGCAGAGCGAGTTTGCCATCTCCATCGGCGCGGACCTGCCCACTGGTTTCTTGCGCTTGTGGCACACCGTGCAGTCCACCGCTACGCCTACCTGTTCGTCGCTCATGCTCGTCCATCATGAATGTATTTACCGGGCACGTTCAAGTTCACTGCCCACTCGTGCCTGGCCTCGATTGCTGAGTCCACTTGCGGGACGCGGGCACGATCAATCTGTTTAACGTGATGCGCTACGCTGCCGCGCAGTTCGACGTGCAGACTTGAAGGTGAAAATGGGTTGAGACTTTCCAGTAGCTTTCGCACGGTTCCTCCAGCATTCGTTGACTGTATCCGCCATCGAAATCAGCGACACGTACACGATGATGAAAATAAGCTGAATCACGAGTTTGGCCCGAAGATGCAGAGCCAAATCAAAAGCACCACTATGACAGCAAGAAATAGAAGTATAATCACGTTTCCTCGAATTATTCCGAGGCTGCTTAAACAGCCTCGGAGATTTTACGCAGCCAGCGCGAACTGCATTGCTGGTCGTGCGTATCGCTTTGTGGTTTTTGCGATTGTGTTTTCCACCAGTTCGCGTTCTGTGGCAGAACTTCACAAATGCTTGGCCCACGTTGGCTTCTACACCAGACTGTTCTACAGGCTAGCGGCCCAGTCTGGCGAATTGTTCCCTGCGGACACCGACTTGCCCGCTTGAACTTGTTCGTCGGCTCAGGCGGGTCACAATCCCGCATCCAACAGCGCGCCCTTCGCGGTACCTCTAGCGCCGTCCCGATTCAGTTCCAGTCGGGTTAAGGTTTCAGAGCCAATTCTTGGTTCGTGCCTCCTGCTATTTTTAGGCTGCCAGCGTCTGATCGACGGGCGGTTGGGCTGTTCGCCTGGGACTTCCCTTTGCGTGTCCGCACTTCCTATGCGGGCAGGTAATCTCCCTTCAACCGTCACTGGACTTTCGCCACAGTATTAGCGGCACTCCGAATTCAGCAACCTGGCTGACTGTTGATTAGCGTCCGACATTCCACGGTGTCTTTTCACTACCCGGTATCCGCTTCCTGATTCGTACCCAACAGCACCAGTACTTCGCGTCGGCCAAATCCATAAGACCGCCGTTCGTCGCGTTGCCGATGAACCAGCAGGAAGCAAGCAGGGACTAGCTGTATCGGTTGTGGGTGGTCATCCCATCAAAACCTTTTTGCTTCCTGCTCGTCCATCCCAAAAGCCTGTACTTGACAAGGCCAGGCTCTCAGTAAGTAACGAGCGTCGCTTTTAGCGAACAGGAACCATAAACACCTCCATTTGACTACATGGGTGATGCGCAACTTTCACGGCGTTCCTAACACAACCAGTCTCTCATAAATCGACGTTCGTGTCAAGCGTTATTTTGGGGAATTATATATTTCACTCCCTTAGAAACGTGAACCCCATTTCAAGTTCACGCGAATACGAAAGCACTTAACATCAAAGATGTGGTCGCCGTTCGCACTACGGTCGTAGCCACCCCACCATGAAAAGAAATACCAAGGTAGCGGGATACGACTTACGTTGATATACATTCCAAATCTCCTGTGTTTTCTTGCGGGAGTCGTCTATATAATTCCCTTATTTTGAGCTTTATGCGAAAAATTGCTGCGCGCCGAAAGTGCCCAAAATTTGATGCGTGCGTGCTATTTGCTGCATCCAATTATCTGCGGGCAAGGATGCTACCTGTCCGAAGTACCGTGCGCCCGGCGTAGTCTGCGTGGCCGTGATATCCTTGTACGAGCAGTCGTAAATTTTGTCGATGATGTTCAGCAGACCATCAGGATATGAAGTCAGCGATGGCTCTTCGAAGCCCGGCTCTGGTCGAGTTGGATACGCTTTGAGAAAGTCTGCGCAAGCCAGCGCGTACGACGCGTACGTCTGCGCTTGCCCAGGTCGAATGACAACATGGTTGCGAATGGTGCAGGCCACTGCGGCCAGCTCGTTCACGTCGTTGCTTCGAGACAACATCCAAACTGCGCGGGCGAACAAAGCCGCTTCAAATGCTTGAGGTGTCAATTCGATTCTCCCTGTGGCGCAGTCTTTTTGTACGGGCAGCGATATCCGTTTGCCCACTGACGCAAATGTTCGACGCAGCAGAACCAATGTTTCTTATGGCTAGCATCCGTGACTTCAAGCAACTCTTCTGCGCCGATGGTTTCCTGATCGTCGCGAATCTCCAGCTTCGAAGTACAGCCCTTGATGTCGCAAGTTATGGTCGTGAAGATGGCCATTATCTTTTCCTCCGACGCGCTTTCGAAAACTCTTCTCGAAAACGCTGTAAGATTTCAATAGCTTTATCTATCTTCTTGATGGAATCCGGCGCGCTTGAAAAATACCACTCGATTTTTCTGTTGCAATCAGACAAATCAACTTCGCCCGTCACCCCTCTTCGCCCCCTGCGCACAGTGTATCCAACAGTTGACCCGCAATCTAATGGGTCAAGGTATGATATCTCGCTTGCGTAAAGCATTCTTTTCATTCTACGCCAGACTCGGATACACGCGACGTGCTCGTGCTAGCAGCCCTGGCAGCTCCGCAGCAATATCTGTTCGACGTTTTGCCAAGTCCAGATAAAAATTCGCTTGCTCTGTGCGTAGCGCAGCAGCGAGCGCAGTCGGATTGCGCAGATTCGTCTGCTGCAAAGTCACTGGCCCCATATCGCCGTCGACATTCACGCCCAGAATCTCCTGAAGCATAATAACTTCACGAGCCTCGCCATCGTTGATGCTGAAGCTCAGCAAGCATGAAGCCACGTCATCAGACTCCACCTGGTCGCCAAGGAATCGATTCCAATATTCTCCGCGATAGATTTGCTCCGCTTCGAGCAAAGCCACTGCGGGCGCGGATGTATAGAAATCTGCGGGCAAGTTTGAGTGCTTCGTTTGCGCGACTCCGAATCGAGTGAGCCCGCCGCCGTCGCCCAAGTTTTTGACGATGCCCGACAGCGTGCTGTCTTCCTGCCGCATCACCCACTTGAATATCGGGTCGAAGTTGGCCATTAGAATATGTGCTGCTCGTGTGTGTCGGAGATAAATACTATTTTCTTCACGAGAATATCTCGTTAGGGTCGTCGCTTCCGAACGTATCAGAGCTTCGTAGCGGCGGCAGAATATTTGCTGACCGAGTTTCGAGTACCGCAGGCTCCTGCATCAGCGGCGGGTCGACGGAGTCGATGGGCACGATAACATCCTCGTTGAATGAATTCTTGCCGATGCGCGTGCCCGGCTCCAGCAAGATGTCTTCTCCGTTCAGCTTCGCGTATTGCGCGCCTGCTGGCGGGGTGGGCAAAGGTGATGATACGAAGCGTGCATCGCTGCCCTGCATCGGGAAGATGATTGGCGCGGGTGCTTCCTTGCCGTCCATGACATCCAGAGCCGCCTGCATGGCGCGAGCCTGGCGTTGCAAGTTAGCCAGACGTTCGTTGGCCGCGTCTGCTTCGCTCTGGGCGCGCGCTATCTCTTGCGTCGTGGAAATCAGATTTTCTTCCGTCTGTTCTCTAAAGCTGCTCATGTTCTTCCCTCTAGTTTTGCGTCTCTCATTAAAAAACATTCCGGCAACCCTTGCGGGCACTTATGACAAATCGTCGCGTCATTCTCCATGCAGCTCACGCTTCTGCATTCCCAGGTGTCATTGCACACCGTGCATCGATGCGTTCGCGTGTGAACTTCTTCCTTGCACTTCTGTTCCTTGAAGAGCCCGCCCTGCGCAGGTTTCTTACGCGGGCTCATTTATGATAAACCAGCTTGTAGGGTCATTCATTCCGTTATCTTCCCTTTGTTCGTGAAAGTCAAGTTCTTGTCTTCTGAATTGGCCCAGTCTACTTTGATTCTGTCGCCGTGCTCTGCCTGCTTGCTGGCGATGATAGAAGCCATTGGGAAGCCAACGAAGCGGTCAATGGCGCGATTCAACTCTCGCGCTCCATACAGTTCCGAAGTGCCTTCCTTCAATAGAAATTCTTTGGCTGTATCCGTGAGCTTGAATCGGATGCTCAGAGATGGCGGCATCTTGGCCCCCGGCTCCAACTTGAAGTCGCGATACGGTGCGGACCAGATGCGCCATTGCAACTCTTCCAATTCCTTGGCCATGATAATCATCAGTGAATCCCGCTCAAGCGGACGGAACACAATGGTACTATCTAGGCGGTTCATAAATTCTGGGCGAAACTTTTTCTTCGCCGCTTCCTTCGCAGAGCGGTACAAACGGTCATCTGATTCTTTCTTCTCCGCGACAGAACGAGTGAATCCGATGCCCGCACCCTCCGCCGCGTTTGCCATTTCTTTCGAGCCCAGGTTCGTGGTCAGGAAAATAAATGAATTACTGAAGTCGACACTCTTGTTGTTGTTCAGCGTCAATCGACCATCGCCCAGAATCGTTAAAATGCCGTCGTGCAAGCGCATGTGAGATTTCTCGATTTCATCGAAGAGAAGAATATTCACTTTCGATTTGGTTGTTTGATATTTGTCAATGTTTTTCTGCGACAACAGCGGTTCAATGTCGCTGCCCACGTACGACGGCGGCGCGCCCAGCAATTTCAACACCTCGTGCGATTCCCCATACTCCGCGCAGTCGACACGCGTGATTGCATCGCGGCTCCCCAACAGCTTATGGGCAAAAACCCGTACAGTTTCGGTCTTGCCCACGCCTGTCGGCCCCATGAATAGAAACACGCCCAGGGGACGGCCAGGACGATGCATGTTTACCGTCATCGGAACATACGCCTTTACAATTCGTTTGATGGCGCGTTCCTGTCCTATGACGTTCGCAATGAGGCTGTTTTGTAGCGCCTCCACCTCTGGCGACAGTTTCTTGATGTCCATCACCGTATCAGTCATTGGGCCTTCCCAGGTCATAGAGAGTCGTCGGTCTGTTTCGTTTCTGCAATCGCTTCTGCCACAGACGGTGCGGCGACCGGGGCGAGTGTCGGAGGTTGCGGCTTCTCCTCTGGGTTACGAATTTCGTACTTGATGAACTTCTGAGCCTCTTCGGGCAGGTTCATGCTGAACGAATCTTCCTTGACAGGAACGTTCGCCATGATGTACTGCACAATATAGTTCTCGAATGGCACGGTCATGAGTTGGACTGTTGAGAGCCCGGCTCCCGGCCCGCGCAGCGCTGGGTTTTCAGACACTCCGGTCAGCGGTGTGCGCCCATCCAAACTGTAACGCCCGGCCCCCATAGGGACCAAGACCCCCTCTTCTTTGTATTCGAAGTTGGCCAGCTTCTGCTCTGCCGCGAGAACTGATGGCGCAGCGAGAATGCTGGAGGCACGGCCCCACTTCAATTCCACCGTGTTGAGCACGAAAAGTTCTCCATCTAATGTCTTAAACTGATAGACCATGTTATGCCCGGCTCCCTGGTTTTGCGTGTCCGCGATTGATTCGACGGCTCACGTCTTGCTGTTTCTTTTGTGCCCGAACTTTGAGCGCGGCCAACCACAGATAGTGCATGCGCGCAAACTTCGGAATTTCCGTCAGCGTCGGCGCTTTGACGTGAGGATAAAACTTCTGATATTCTTTGACAGCCAGAGCCAGCAACTCTGGGTTGTGTTGCAACAGCGCAACGTGCTGGGCAATGAAACGGGTTCGGGTCTGACCATGACGCTTGTGCATGACGCGGCGCAGCATTGGCTTTCCAAACATCTCCTCGTTCACTCGCTCTGGCACTTCGAACTGGTGGAAGCCCTTCTCTGGCGTCCAGGTGCGCTGGGTGGTCGCGTAGCGCACGTTAGCGCACTTGGGACCAATCAGACGATGGCGACGACCGCAGCCACCGCAACGATGCATCTTGCCCAAGTCTGGACGGCGCTCAGAGAAACTTCCGGTGAGCTGGATATTTTCGACGTACTTCTGAAGCAGGACTGCGCTGCTTAGGTCTTTTGCGACTAGCTGGTCAACTGTTACTGTCATTTTTTCTCCAATACGTCGCGGATATCCATGACGTAATACATCAGCCCGGCGCACATTCCCGCAATGCAACGAATCGCCTCTTCCTGGCGGTCAGCAAGGTGAAACCATATTGAAATGTAAAGCGCAGCGCTTATAAGTAACCACACGTATTTCATTTTAGTTCATCCTCGCAATTTGTAAAACTTTGTCTGCGTACAAGTCCGCTTGGTCGGAGCCTGGCGTAATTCCAAAGTATCTTCGAAGCCCTTCCCTATTACTCCCGCCTTCACGAACATAGCGGGCAAGGATAAGTGTGCCAACTTCTACGTTCCGCGTCGGATTCAACAACTCCGTCCGCGAATATGTCCGCCAAGTGTGACGGTCTATTTGTAAAAGCCCGATGGCCCCATCTTTGGACACAATGGAAGCGCGGCAAGAAGATTCTGCCACAATCGTTGCAGCCACGAGGCGCGGAGAGATGCGGTTCTTACGTGCATAAAACCCTGCTCGTAAAGCCAAGTCTCTCCCATTTGCGCACCCAAAACTTGCAAACACTTTTCCTGCTGCGCTGGCGTCATATTCAATTTGCTTAGTTTCATTCTCGGCATCTTCCCACTTCCTCACTTGCGTTTCGTCCGCAACCCGTCCATTGGATGGAATCGACACGGGCGCGTTAGCCCATTGCCACACCAGCATGCCGACGCCTACGACGGCCAATGGTATCCCGAGTTGCAAAGGGTTTCTCATAGTTGCACTGTCGTACAACTTCTAAATTTACAGCCCGAATACAGGGCGTGGTGAGTTAATTACATCTTCCCAAATGTCAGGGACCGAATTCTTGATTACGCCCAGGGTCGGGCTGCGCGCATCCACGATTCCGTGAGAGAACAGATTCCAGAGTGCAAGGCGACCCAACTTGATGATGGGAGTGCCGCGAAAATCCTCCCTCAGTTCCGTGACAGTCGGCTTACCCGGCGTGTGGTACGTCTGTTTCTGGCGTCGCATTAAAGCCTCCCAAGCATCTTTACACTATACCAAATTCCAACGCGTTTGTCAAGGACTAAGTCAGGGAATTATATAGTTAATTCCCTCGCCCCTTATTAAGTCGTTTCTTTCTGCGAATCCGTCGCTTGGTCGCTCTTTGCCTTTGCACTCAGGACAGATAACACCATCTTTCCAGAGTCGCCCTTCCAGATACTTGCGAGCAGACGGTTCGTCTGGGAACAGTTCAAAGAGTTTGAAGGTGCTGATAGTTGAGCGGCTCATACTCGCCTCCGAAATATGAATAATCCCGCCAAGAATCCCGCAACTAAGCAGCCAGCGAAAAATAGCAGATAGATTGTTGTGTCGCTCATTTTTGCACCAGTGTCACGAATTTGCCGCTGGGTTTGTATTGCGCTACGTGAAACCATCCGCCGTCATATTTGATGCGAAACCTTACTTGCATCACGGCCTCGCGCTCTGAACGGTAGGCGTTAACGAGGTTTGGCTTGCCAAATTGAGTGCGACTCCAAAACACCACGTATACCGAGAGTTTTTTACGCTTCATTGACGTTCACCGTAATCGTTACGTCTACTTCATTCTCAGATTCTTTGCTGTTCCGCAACTCTTGGTTAAGATTGGCTGCAATGCGCTTGGCTTCCTTCTTGGTAGCGATGCCCTCAATCTTTGGCCCGGCGTATTCATTGCCGTCCTTGGCAATGCCGACGCTTGCGACAATCCATCCGCCACGTGCTTTGCCGTTGCTTGTGACCCAGAATCGTATCATGTGTGTTACCTCCATGCTTCACATTGTACATAACTACCTCAAGGGAGTCAAGTACACTCTGCGAAACAGGCAAAATAGTTAACGCAAACAAAGCACTTAAAGTCTCATGTTTTGTTGCGGTAGTTATCTATATAATTCCCCTAAGTCAGGTCCAACTCATTCAGACTGTCGAGCATTTCCTGCTCGCTGGTTTCCGGGGCTTCGAAGAAGTCGATGCCGCTATCTTCGTAATTTGGCTTGTCAACGTCGATTAGGTCCACGCTATACTGCGGGCGATTCGCGCGATTCGGCGGCGCTCCGCTACATACTGGGCAAAGGAATCCCCATTCTGGCTTCAGCAAATTTGACGGGTGCGCCGAAGTATGCGCGCACTGTACGAGCCCTTCTGGTCCCTTGCTCTTTCCGATGCAGCGATATTCGCTCACTTGGTCTCCGATACAACAGGGATGACTTCTGCCGCTTCCTTGCGCACTTCCTCGAATATCTTGCGTGCCAGTTCTCTACGCTGTCCGCTGGTTCGAGTCTCCGAGTATTTCATTAGAAATTATCCAAAACGTACAAATTTTTGTCTATAACAAGATACAAAGTTGAATCGGGTGTGTGTCCCTTGAATATAATTTGGTTCAATCTGCGGTCAATAATCATGCGATTAACCCATTTCGTAAAAGAGTTACCCAAGAGGAATCCAAAATTATTACCACCGAAAGATACTGTAGTTTTTTGACAAAGCCAAACATTTGTTTCGACCACAACACACACAGGTAATTCGTTCTGTATGACCCTAACTTCGTTGCCGCTGGCGGTTGTGGCTGTAATAGTCTCCGCCCCTTTCATTTCATCTGTGGTCGGTAAATCGTTAATCAACACTCCAGAAGACCCAGTGTCCAACAATGCCGCATTGGGCGGTCTAAAGTCCACCGAAGTTTGAACATACACACTTCCGTTTTCACTAACGCTAAAAGGAATGGCTATATCATACCCTTTCATGTTACAGTGACCTAGTCCGTCTTTGGTCGAAGCCGGGGTGCAAATATCTTTATACGTTTTTCCGACTTCCGCAGGTTCGTGACTTATAGGCACGCAAACATTTCGCTCATCTCGTTGCTGTCCAGGGGTGCAGTTTTGGGTGCGCAGAGTAGGGTGTTCTGTGTTCATTGGACGGCTCTGTGCTTGCGCGGACAATGCGCAAATCAAAAGTGCGAATATCGCTCCTGCTAGAATCATCTTCATTTCAGTCTCCTCCAAACTGTGGCCTGCGGTTTCCGTGCGCGCCGTCAGGTCCAATATGACAATTTGAACATAAAATTTCAGAGTTGTCAAGCGAAATGTTTCCGCCCTGTCCGCGATGCACCCTCTCGTGCATGTGAGCCTGTTCCTCAGTTACAATCTTGTTGCACTGAAGGCAGCGCCCGCCTTGGGCAAGGAATAAGCGACGCCGTATGGCACCAATCGCTTCCGCCTTATCCATCTCTACCAATTCCATCATGGACGGGTACATGGTAAGCGCTCGAATGGCTTCCGATTGTCGCTTGAAAACTTCAAGCGGACGAAAGCTGGCGTCAACAAGAACCCAAGCCTTCTCGCTCATTCGATTTCACCCTCGATTGCCAGCGCAGCGTGGTCCGCCAAATAAGCCATGCAAAGTTTCAGCATGATGTCTTTGCGCTGGGCGTATTCCTTGATGTCGCTGGGAGTCACGGGGTCCGTATGACGCGCCGCCGAAATTGCGGAGTTGATGACTTCGCGCTCGTTGTCGTCCACAAGGAATTCGAACTCCAAGTCCATCCACGAACTCTGGTCAGGCTCCATGATTGCGCCAGCTTCGAACAGAAGCTTCTTCAGTTCCTTGACCGACACCTTGGGGTCCAGAGCCGCAGCCAGCGAGGCGGGAGTGATAGCCTGCTCGTTACCCTGCTTCGCTTTAGTGAGCACCATCGCTTTAGAGATTCCCATCTTCGAAAGTTCATCGGTCGTGACATCATTCTCCAAGACACGGGCAGATGATAGGTAATTGTAAAGTTGCGCGCGCCCAATGTTGTGCGTGCTCTTCAGGTGTTCGATGTACTGACCGAACGATTCGTACGAGCCGCGCCAGTACTGCTGGTCCGCGACTTCGCGCAAGCCGACCGCAAGTTGGCCGTAGCCAACCTCCAGCATCGATTCTGCCGCGCCCAACTTCGATGCCAGTTCTTCTACTTCCTGAAGTTTGGCCTGCGCCGTCATGTTCATCAGTGCTTCACTCATGATGTTCGTTCTCCTGTGGAGAGTATGGGTAAAACCGCCCTACGTTGCCGACAAAAATCTGACGGCACGATGCCTTGCCCGGCCCTTTGGTTCTTGATTTCATGCAGCGAATATCGGTGATGGCTTCGAGATTGTCGTCAATCGCGTCCGCTGGGTTCGAAGCATCCATGCGTTTAATTGCGCGGTTGATGTGATAGACGGCGTTCGCATCAGACGTAAAAGTTTCGCTTCCCTTCGCATCTGAGCCCTCAGCGACTCGCCCTCTGGCTCCGGCTTGTTCTTTACGCGACTGTCCCACGACGACAAAAATAACCTGAAGTTTGACCGCCATATTTTTGATTCTCTGCATCGCATCTGCTTGTGCCTTGATATCATCGCGTTCTCCTCGTGTAAGGAAATGCAAATGGTCCAGCACTACGATGTTCGCGCCCAGTCTGCGAATGGCCCACTCGATACTGTCCAGCACCTTACCGATGCGGTCAAGGTCAGGATTATATCCGATGTAAAATTTCGCATTGACTGCTTGCAATATTCTACCCGCCATCTTACGGTCTTCCGAGTCCAATGTCAAGCGGTCTTTATCAAGCAGGTTCGCGGCAGCCAATGTGCGGAATTCATCGGGCGACAATTCTGCGGAGTAGTTTAGCACCACACTGCCGTGCAACAAAACTTCGTCCAGTTCAATTTGGTCCAGCACCCAGGTAGTTTTGCCTGAGCCCGTGTGCTTCGCATAGAGACTGACTACAGAACCGGGCAAGATAACGGCCATATTATCAACCGCAGGGTCGCGGAAGTGCAGACGGCGCGGATTATCCATCGGCTTGGTGTTGTCGTCACCTGTCATCAAAACTTCTGCCAAGTCGTAATAGTCCGGCACAGGTTGCGCCAATGCTTTTTGTTTTAGATCTTCGACCAACGCTTGAAATTTTTCAGTGTCTCCATTGCAGTGTTTCGTCAGCGCGTCGTTGGCGTCTTTGATTCCTTCGGGCCAGTTCAAAATGTACACACGTTCGCGCAACTGATTCCACAATTTTTTCATGGCAGAAGTTCCTGCGGCGTCGTTGTCTCCTGCCAGAAAAATTCTGTTGGAGTGAACGAGAACATCCAGCTCCTGAGCGGAAGGCGTGTATTCAGAGCCAGGGTATCCTGCCGCGTTGTATCCTGCTTGCGCGAAAGCCCACACGTCGGGCTCACCTTCGACTACGAAAGAGTCGTCCATCGAAGAGATGTTCTGCATGTTGTAGAGCGACGATTCCATGTTGGGTCCGCGCATGATGCCGCTGATTGTCTTGCCAGTGGACTCGTCCAATTGTTTTTTCGCCACAAGAGAGCGGTACTTCAGGCACACGACCATGTCGTCTTTGATTGTGGGGATAACAATCCAGCCCTTGTCAACCCAAGGGTGTTTGGGCGCGATTGCTTCCAAGCTTTGAATGAATCCGACATTCAAGTCTACCGCAGTGTCGATGGAGATGCTGCGCGCATCAAGCCAAGCTGCCGCCTCCGCCGAATTGATAAGCGCGGCTTTCGGTTTTTCAAGAACGCTCACAGGGTAAATGTTAAATTTCTTAGCGGAAAGCACAGGAGAAAATGTGCTGTCTGCCAAAACCTTGCCTTCTTCCCATCCCACTATAGACACCGCTTTATCAATCGCTTGGGCAAATGAAATTTTGTCTATATGTGCCAGCACTTGGAAAACGTTCCAAGTTTTTCCACAGGCTCCATGACAATGACACAGCCACACACTCGCATCATTCCGAAAAATCTTGAACGAGGGAGTTTTTTCGTCGTGGAAGGGGCAGACGCATTCAAACTCCGCTCCATTTCTTTGGAGTTTTAATCTCTTACCCAAAATTTCTGCCGCGTTAATTTCCACTTTAAGTCGGTCAATTTGTTCTTTGGTGTAACTCATGATACCCCCTCAAGTAAGACACGGCTACAAGTAACAACTTTGGGTCATCTCCAAAATGACCTAGCCCTCTGTTACATTTGGCGCACAAAACGCCGCGAGTCTTTTTTGTCTTATGACAATGGTCTATGTGCTGGGCCTTTCTGGTTAGAATAGGGGTTCCGCATATAGAACATTTGTAATCCTGAAGCAGTAAAATCCCAGCAAACTGTTCTGGAGTCCATCCATATTTCAAAAGTCCGCTTTTGAATCTTGTTTTAGTTCTATGGATTTTAACTTTCTCAGGATTAGCTTTCTGCCACGTACGATTAGACTCATCGTGTTTCTTTTTGTTTTTCAAATATTTGGCGTACCTGCGTTCCCTGTCTTTTTGTCGAATTTGAGTCAGATTATCTCTCCTGTACGAATCGACTCTAGCTTTCACACAGACAACACAATGCGAGCACAGACCATCTTTCTTCTGTGAGTCTTTGTTGAATCTTCCAGCGTTTCCACACTTTGTGCAGATTTTCATAAATTTCACCCCTTTATATTAGATGCTGTGAGGGGTCGATTTGGTTGCCTACTCTCCGAAAGGATTATCTTTCAGTTTTTCTGAATCTTCGTCTTGCGTGTTTACAGATTCGAGAAGTTTTCGTTTAGACTCTGCCGCCGCTGCGTTACCTTTGGCGATGGCCGCGATTGTTTCTTCTGCTTGTTTCACCGCCGCAGCGTGTTTTTTCTGAATAGAGTAAATGATTCCGTCTGCGCCGCCATCACGGAAGAAATTTTTGATGGCAAATTTACGCTCGTAATCGTCCAATGGCTCGGCGTACGCTTTGAACGCTTGCTCAATCAAATTCTGCTCATAATTCACCAGCAATTTCTTGATATCGTCCTGGTGCGGGGTGCGGTTGACCAAGTCGAACACAAAAGCAGAAATCTCCACGATGCGCGGGTCTTCTTTTTGGTCTTCTCCCGCAGATGTGTTTTTCAGTCTTCCGGCAGCGACTCGAATGTAAGAAGACACGGGATAATTTATGTCGCCGCCGCGCACTTCCTCCGCCCAAGATTCAAAATCCGCTTCGACCATCGCTTTTCCATATGCCGATGCCATCGATTCAATTTGAAAAATTTCTTGAGGTGAAAGTCTCTTGGGTCCAAACCATTCTAATTCCTTGCCCGCTGCTTTGAATAGCATATCTGTGATTCTCATGGTTTTTCCTTAATTGGCTTGACTTGGTTTTGGCTTGGTACGGCTTGGATTGGATTGGGCGAGCCGTTAGCTGTCGCTTTGGTCTCGCTGTAGCGAGGCTGTTGCGAAGCTGGCTTGTCGCTATAGCGAACTTCGTTCCCTTTTTTCCCTCTCAAAGCCGCGCTTAGTGACCTTTCTTCGGCAGCTCTCCATTCACTAAACAGTGTTGGGTTACGTCGGCGTGAACCCCATTCCGTTTCCGTTATTGGGAATTTCAACAATACTCTGTCAGATACCTGTGGAATTCTAGCGAGTCTGGCCAATAGAATTGGGTCATCAGGCAAGGTGCATGCATCTCCCACCAGCCATGATTCGCATAGCAGAAGTATGTAAGACCCCACCTCTTCTGTGGTCATGGCCATGACATCCAGAGATTTCATAAAACGTAGCGCGTGAAAATCAAATCGAGTTAGGTCCGCCATTTATTTTCCTTCCGGGCGTTTCCAATCGTCTTGGATTCGCATCGAGGCTTCGACCGCTTTCTTGATTTTCATAGAGTTTGCTCCACCAGAAAAACTATCGCACTGGCAAATCAACTCTCCGCACCATGCAGGTGCCGCTATGTTGCAGGTGTCGCAATAGGCAAAAACAAATTCATCGCTATCAAAACTGGGGTCGAATCTCCACACTTGTCCCATATCATTTTTAGGTGGACCAATCAAGAAGAACACGGACTGTTCTGTTTCCGCGCTCAGTCTTGTCACTTTTGCGGTTTCTTCCATAGTAGGCGCAGTCGGTTTTACTTCTGCCCACACATTCAGTTTTGGGAGAAAGAAATCCGGTCGATAGGATAGAGATGGGCTTCCGTATCCATTGGGTTTGTATTGGCCTGAAAACTTGAAGCCTTCTGGCTCGTAATCAAATTCGATACCCAAAGTCGTAAAGAAAGCCGCCCAGCGCGCCTCCAATTTCGACCTGTATTTGATTCCGTTGTATGTTGTGGGTGAGCCGTATTTTGTCATATTAGGCATTCTTTGCGCTCCGAAGGTCTGTGTATTCCCGCGCTAGGGTCAAAATGCGTTCAGGTACCTCGCTGGAAGGGGTGATAATCGCCGCCATTGCCATCTTGTCAGCGATTTCAAGGGGGTCTTGGCCCGAAGTGCCTAGCGGCTGCTGAAAACTCACCTCCGCGCCCCGGGACGCCGCCATTGCGCATAGCCACGCCAAGGATGCATTTAGGCGGACGAAGTCAACACCTTGGACATGCTCGATGTTCCCGAAGCGAATCACGTCTTCTGCATTCAGGTTAGAGATAAACCCGGTGATGTTGAGCCCCAGGCTTTCACAGGCGGTCACAAGTGCGGCGATATGCGGGCCAAGTTTGCGAGCGAATTCATTTTGGTCTGGCATTGTCCCTCCATTATACCACGGAAGCGGTTCTTTTCGCAAGCCGCATTTTGGCCTTGCGTTCCTTCTCCTCTTCCTTCGTCAGCTTTTTCTCGGCCCGCTTGTTAAAAGTCTTCAGCTTCGACGCGTCCGCCATCCGCTTGGTGACAGCCTTGAACTGCCCTTGCAAATCCTTGGCAGCCAAATAGCATTGAAAGTCCTGTTCCCACTCACGTTCGTACCACGCTTCGAAAAGTTTGCCCTTCTCCGCGTCTTTGGACAGGCGCAGAATCCAACGAGATTCGATGCGGAGTGTGGAGTCTTCCTCATGCAGAGCGAATAAATAGGCCGCCGTTTGCAAAAGATAATCCACGCTCAGTTGGTTGCTTGATTTCCAGTCAATCAGCGAAAGTTCATCTTGAAAAATAGATGGGCAGCATTTTGGGTCGTCGCACGAATCCACAAGCGCGGTGCCGTCCGCCGTTCCGGCGTATCCGTACTTGCGAGAGTAAATCGGGCGTTCCGTCGTCAGAAATCGCACGTTATGTTTCTTCATCCAGTCAAGAGCCCCCAGTCCGCAATTTACCGCGCGCTCGTCCGTGGGAGCCATCACGTCCAAATCGTCTACGATGCCATCGTTATGCTGGATGGCGTGCTTGATGGAGTTTTCAATCCACTTGTGCGCCAGCCCGCCAACGTCTCCCGCATCTTCTAGCTTTTCCTTGTGCGCGCCCTTTGCTTTCTGGGCAAGAGCGTCGAAGTCTCCCCACGGAATAGAGTCCGTGAAAACGTGGCCTTCCGCATCCTCGGTGCGCGGCATTGTGCGCAGCAGGGCGAGATATCCCATCTTCGCTGCCCAAGGTACAAGATACAAACTTTTGTCGATGACATGCAGCACGGACGTGACGCCCGCCAATGGCGCGAGCCCGCCATCTACGTGGCGATACCAAGTCCAGTTGGCGCGGTCGAACTGAAGCGTTTCGGTGCCATTGTAAAATTTGATTGGTTCTTCTAGCTCCATCTCTTTTTTAGCCATTAGGAAATAGTCTCCCCAAGTCGAGTCTTACACAAAAGTCTGTCTCTCAGTTTTTCTTTTGGCATGGGCGGTTGCCAATAAGTATCTGGCGCGCGCCAGCCCAATTCGCTCAATAAACCCTCAATTTCTAAGTGCGCGTCTTCCTTGCTATCGCCAAATTCTTCGATTAAATCTTCAAAAGTCGGAAGGATGGTTCGTTTTCCTTCTTCTTTTAGACGCGCTTGCAACTGCGCGATATATCCGATTTGTTCGTTAGACGCAGAACCAACAAACGGGTGCGGCCATCCTTTCTTTTTGTAAAAATCGCTACCAGAAAAATCAGCAGACATCGCTGCAAAAATTTTGATTTCCCTCCAAATTTTTTCTACTATTTCCATTCTTCTTCCTACCTCAACGCAGTGTTCGCACATATTAAAATAGGCCTCCCTGTGTCGGCTCGACGGGCCGCGTTCTTGTGCCAGCTTCGTTCTGCAATCGTACGATATCTTCGACGCTCAGGTCCAGACGCAAGAACGAGCCCGGCATGCCTGTGAACGAGATGCGCAAATAATCCTT